AACCCCCGTTACCCCCACTAGCATCACCTCCCGTAGCACCTTGTCCACCACCTTCAGCTGTGATTAGTGTTGGAAAGTTAATCGACGAATTTGTCCCCTTTGTGGCCGGACCACCACCACCACCGACTACAACCAGGTAATTTCCAGCTGATAAGCTTGGAATATTCCCACTAAGTAAACCGCCAGCCCCCCCACCACCGGTCTCGTGTGAACTGGGACCCCCATTACCCCCTCCTCCCCCACCGGCGACCGCGAGATAGTCAACTTCACCACCGGAAATCACTGTAAATGTCCCACCACTCGTGAATGTATGAATTTTATATCCATCACTGGTCGTAACAGTTCCACCAGTTGCACTAATCCCACCCACGCCCCGCCACGCAGTTCCGTTATATAATTCTAATCGACTTAACGTTGAATTAAACCTAATCATCCCCGTGACCCCGGTAGGCTGTTCCGCTGTCGTACCACTCGGAACGGTTAGAGCACCTGTTCCAGAGCTTCCTACGAAACCGGCTACTTCAACGGTTCCATGAACCTTAAGTTTATTCGTACCCGATGCCGCTCCACCTATCCCGACATTACCAGCTTCATATTTAATATTATTATTCGATTGATCAAGATCCCAATAACCACCTATAACAGCCGCGACTCCACTTAGAGTTGATCCATCACCGTATAAATGCCCGGTGACGTTAAGATTTCCCTCTATATGCGTGTGCCCCGAGACGTTTAGCTTATTTTTTTCCGTGCTATTCGGATCTGTGTCCCACGTGGGTCTAGCGGTGGGTGCTTTATTACCTATACCCACGCGCCCGTCTGAATGTAAGAAGAAACCGGGGTTTTCACCCCCTACGGTACTTCTGAAAACGCCTGGAAATAACTGAAGGTTTGTCTCCGACGACATCTATAATTTACGAATATGTTTTTATTCGGAGATTAGTACCCAAAGGTGTTAGTGTTAATACTCGTGAGAGCGCCTGTGGAATTGGGTGAAATGTATTCGATGAATATGGAGTAACTTCCCGCCCCGGCAGTAAAGCCGGTGCTTGGGGTAAGCACCACGGTATTTGTTCCCACCACGACTGTAGAACTCCACGGATTCGTACTCGCGTTCCCGAAAATAGAAATGGGTCCGGGTGCTATAGGCAAGGGGGCAGTGTTCCCACCACGTTCACCACCCGCTAAATCTATGAGCATGGTACTCACTTCATTATCGTCATTATCGATAAGTTGCGCTACAATTTTCGCATAGAACGGATGGTTCGTAAACGTGAGTGTGAGTGCTGCACCCGAAGCTGACAGACCACTCGCGATCGTATTTTTATCACTGTATGTCTTTTTAGTGACACCACCCGTGTTCGTGATGATAGCACCTTCAATCGTCGTATTACCACGAACATCTAAAACATTGGGATGATTTCCATCCGCCTCGATGAAACACTTATCCTTCACGGAAAGAGAGTGTATCGGGGCAGTGTTGGCCACACCCACGTTAGAATTTGTGAAAAGTTTACCGTATACGTGGACGTTCATTGTTTCAGAAGGCTTGGGAACCACTTGATTTGTATTATCCATAGGACTACTATCCGTGTACGCGATCATAAGTTCCGTAGTGTCAGCATCGTAACACACGGCGACGTTTGAGCTTCCTACGGGTCGATTGTATATATGTCCTAAATCAAATGTTGCGAGATCCGTGTTATTCGTTCCAATTTCAATGAGACCATCCTTAAATTGAGAATTGGTAACATGAATGTTGGCGACAGTTCCTATGGATGTGATATTACCAGTCACATAGAGATTACCGGTTACGTTTAAATCACCTTGTGCGCCACTACCCGCAGCTGAAATACCCGTGATACTCACGGGAACCTGTGTTCTGAATAATTGTTTGGTACTTTGATTATACGCCACGAACGTATTAGTCGTCGCATCCGTACCATCACCTGCAAATACTGTTGAAATTTCGAGAGGCGTGAGGTAAAAACCACCAGCTTTCGTTGCGTCGATTTTATCATTACTCGCGTTGATGACGACGGAGTTATCGTGCTGATCTTCTCTACAATTCTTACCGAAGCGAAGCTCCGTGGCAGCACCGACGGTACTCAAGTTCTTCGGCATTTAATATTACTACTGATTTTAATTTGCATACATGAGACCTGCCATTCCATTATTCACTCTGAGTATGTTATAATTTACTGCATAAATCGGGTCTATAATTTCCCGAGATTCGCTATGAATCTTTACTGATTCGACACGCGAAAAATTAAGTGAACCAGAAGGCTGTAAGGAACTCGTGTTTAAGCAAAACGAATGTAAGAAACAATCTGGGGATGTCACGAAGTTTGTGTGGTAATAATGTTGAACATCCACGAAATGAGGCTTTGCCCATTTAAACGAACTTAAATCGGTTCCGTTAATACTTATTTTTAATTTATTATCTACGGATGTCAGTGTACTTTCCATATTAGTATTGGCGCACGCTATGTACTTGACCGGATGATTAAATGTCAATTCTTGGACGAGTTCACCAGACGGAACACTCTTTTGCACTTGTGTTATGAGAATATCATGAGCACGAGAAGCCATAATACCGCGCTCTTCCGTATCCAAGTAATAATAATTAGCGTAAGCATCCACGTTATAATTACCAGCTTGCGGACCCCAATAAATACGTAATTCTACAGTACTGTACGGCAACGCCACGAGAGGAATGGCGGATTGAGGACCCTCACAAAAAAAGAAACGCAAAGGGTAAAAGTATGAGCGTGCAGATGCACCAGGGTGCACACCGTTAGAACTTTTGGATACATTTTGCGCGTACATATCTACAGCTATATTCTCACTAAAATCATAATCTTGAACGTCGATAACCTGCCCGGCCACTAAAAGTTCCACCTTATCTATCACATCTCCCCAATCTTGGAGATCGATAGCTTGCGCGTTATCATCTATAGTGAAATAGGTGTATCCTAGAAGATCACCATTTCTTTCGAATTTGATGGATGACATGGAATTACCTTTCACAGCTCCTTGTATCGTCTGCTTTTCGACGGACTGTGAAAAGTTAGAATGCCTTTTGAATGTGGAAGTGAAAAACGATATTTCGGGCTCCCCAATTATATGCTCATCTTGCGCACCAATAGCTATAAGCTGTACTATCCCAGAAGACATACTTACTATTATAAAAGTATTTTTAAATTACGAGTATGTAACGCCCTGAATTTTATGCGAGGTTTTTCTTTTTACATGTGAACCTAAATATGAATACGCAGTCGACCACCGTCGCCGCTGTACCATCTTGTTTATCGATGTTAAATGTTAACCGGTCAAGTTTACGGATGGGATTATGATACGATTGTATGATGGGATAATCGTTTTTAAATAATACGAGTCGAGTTGACCCACCGACAGTAAGAGCGGTATGTTGACAAATAATCGTGCCAAAAACACCGTTTAAATGATTATCAGTCGAATCCCCCAAATCTTCTTTACCACGTTGAGAAAAATAACTTTTAAGTTCCTCTATACCAATATGTAAAGCTGTTTGCGTAGTTCCACCTGTTGAAGTTATGGTAGCTGCCATTATCTGAGCTTGAACAACATTTTCTAAAGGAGTTGGTAAAAAAGATGTAAAATCGGTTTTGTCAGTATGATCGATAGTATCAATAATCACGGTGTGAAACTCATATTCGTTCGAAGGCATATCAAATTGTGGCGCTGTGATAAGAGCCATTTAATATACACGTAGAACTTTTTCTACTTAAAAATTTAAAATATTTTTTAACTAGAAATTTTTTTAAAAAATTATAAATGATAAATTATTTTTTACTCTACGAACCTGTAACTGGACTGATCCTTGACAAGTTTTTGACTGTCACATACACCACCGGTGCTACCAGAATAAGGACTGGTGTTCAGACAATCGGTCGTTTTGGGTAAGTCAAACATGGAACCTTGGCTCACAGTTTCGATCTTCACGGGTTTGGGCTGATACATACTCTTAACAGGAGAGGCGAAAAGCATCGCGACCGCTGCGACGACGGTCACGATGAGAACGTACTTCAGAATTTGGCGGTCAACTAGGTTGAGTTTCATTTACTATGTACTGACATTTTTATTAAAGTGCGTTAAAGAGAAAAGATTAGTTTCAATATAGATACTAATGGACGGTGAAATTGTTATCGAGCGTAATGACAGCAACGTCATGAAATTAGACGACAATGAGCAAGCCATCTTAGATGAGATCAGCTTAGATTTCGCAAAACCACCGAGACCTCAGATGATGAATCGTTCCAGATTATCGCCTGAACCACAGCCCGTGAAACGTGTAGCCTTTCAAGAGGATATAGATTCGTTCGCGAACCCCACGAAGACGAATGCACCCCCACCCCCTCAGAATGAACCACCCATAGATTACGGTGAATACGAAGATGAAACGCCTCAGATGGGTGGTGGGTTTGACTATGGTCCCGGTGAAGTAGAGGAGCAACCTTCTCCTGGGTACAAAACAGTAGACGAAGAGAAGGCGGATCTCGTGAACAAGCTTGGGCGATTAGAAAAGAAGGGGTTCGCGGTGAACAAGAGACTGAATGTGTATTCCCCCGTAGATGAGTTACGTACAGAGGTGAAACGGATAACGTACAGTATAGACGTAGATAAGTCTGTTAAATTTTCTAGGAGAATGCTCATAGCATGTGTGACTGGTTTAGAGTTTATGAACAAGCGGTATAATCCATTCGAAATTCAACTCGAGGGTTGGTCTGAAAATGTGATGGAGAATGTCGATGACTATGATGAGGTGTTCGAAGAGTTATACGTAAAATATCGAACTAAGATGCACGTCGCACCAGAGGTTAAGCTCATAATGATGCTCGGTGGTTCAGCTATGATGTTTCACTTAACAAATTCGATGTTCAAACAGGTCATGCCAAATATGAACGATGTGATGAAACAGAATCCAGGTCTTATGCAAAATATGATGAGCGCGGTTCAAAATACCGTGTCTAAATCTGACGCAGCCTCTTCCTCCGCCGCGGCTCCAGGGGAGCGCCGCGAGATGCAGGGACCTGGACTTGATATCTCGAGTCTCATGGGGAATATCATGATGCCTCCCGCACCACCCATGAGCACGACATCTCTCCAACCCCAGACATCTATAGACGAAGATGATGACATTTCCGATATAGTCTCCATACAGGGTGATGAGGATAATGGTGATGATGAGGTTAAGGAAGTTAAGATGCCCGCGGCCAAGGGTAGGAAGGGTCGTAAGAAGAAAGTTGAAATTAATTTGTAAACCTATATAAATGATAGGATACAGTCCGATTGACTTCGACGATCCGCTACCTATCCAGCGGGACCGTCAGAAGGAACCAGAGCGGGTAAAGTATAAAAAAATTGAGCCGACTGTCAGCGATGAAAACACAGAGTGTAATTTTGTAGTCATGTTTTTCATCGTGGGAGTCATCGCACTCGCTGCGATGGATGCGATTAAGAGGTAAGTATCACAACCGTACCACATGAATTATCTTCACATGTTACGTTTGATTTTCCAAATCCGAAACACGTTCTAATAAGGCGTGGTACGCTTGTTCCATGACTAATATTCGTTCTTGTAAATTTGTTGTTTTTAATTTTTCACGATCGACATCTTCCGATATAAATGTAATATCTCCTTTAATATGCGTCGGCTTTTCTGGCCACAAAGGGTTTGTTACGTCTTGTATTGTTGTGGGTATGTCCCGTAACTTCTGTCTGTATGCTAACCATTCGTCTCTATGTTCATTAGACACGAATGGAAAATCTGTGGATGTCACGTAATCACTCTCGTTCAAAAGTTCGTTACGCTTTTTTCTAACTATATTCATGTGTACCTCCAAATCTGGTACAACTTTCATAGTATCATCTTCCATAACAACTTTTAGTTCCGATACGTTGATATCTTCCGAACATTTGATATATTCATATTTTTCAAATGGAAACGTTCGTATGTTGGATAACGACGATTCGGTATCTGTGTCAATGTAAATTTTACATTCTATTTTTAGTGTACTTTTACATATGATGTACATCATATCCTTTATTTCTGGAATTATCGTTAATTTAGACGTCTTATTCGGTAAATATTCTTCTAAATATTCTTCGTCCATTCTTATCATATATATTTAAATTTATTAAGCTATTTCTTGCACATGTATAGATATACCGTGTTCACCTATGGTTGCTGTACCCTGGGATACATATCCCTTCAAATGGTATGAAATAGGGTTATGTAACGGAACCGCCGTGTCTACCCAGTAGATATATTGAGTTTCACCTCTACCAGATTCGTAATAAGCATCGTATCTAAGCTTATTTCCTAAGGGGATATCATCCCTATAAAGTTGAAAGTCAAAACTATCACCGCTATTTGCAAACTTTACATCAAATTGAGCGTATACACTTATTCGTCTTATAGCAGGTGTTATATTAGCGCTAATAATACTTAATACCGATGTACTATTTAGCGTCATCGGTGTACTGTCAGCCGAAACGTATTTGTATTGTCCTATAGGATTCATCACTTTAATCCTGTCTGCAATAAAAGTTCCTATAACACCCGTCGCATCTGACGTATCAAATAAAATCGTGAGCCCTTTTAAATTGGTGGTGGTGTCTGTGTATCTAAAACCATACATAATTCGATTCGACCAAACACTCGGACCCAACCCCAACCCATCAAATATAGGACCAGCTGAGGTGCCTTGATACCGCGCTAAGGAAAATTTATTATTATCATCGGATGGATCTCTGGTCCATATCATAACTTTGGACCTAGATCCATTATCCATATAAGAACCGGGCCAACTGACCGAGGCACTAGGAGAAGGGTACTGTTGCCTTTGGGCTTGATTATGTGGAAGTGAAAAAAACATAACACTATTTTCTCGGTTAACATCTAGCTGATGGTATCCATGGTCATATCTATATCCATTCGAAACTGGAAAAGTAGTACTTGATCCATATCCCCCCCCTACCCATGTAAATGGGTGCCACCATTCTACAAATCTATCAAATTCCGATTGACCTTTTTGTGGCCAAAGTGCATCATGATATTGGTATGCAGACGTAGAATCTCCCGACGTTATACGTTTATATATTAAAATCACGGTAGAAAATTTATTACTCGCGTTTCCACCGCTGGCGTCGACATAACCGGGCCATGTACCATCACTAAAGGAAGCTTCCCAACTACCCGAGGTATCAACCCAATTTGGGCATACCACGTATATAAAATCTCCTCTAACAATACAATTTGCACCAAAATTCATAGGTGACGCCTGTTTCAACGACGCTTTGAATCCGAATTCGTCGTAAGAACTTTTATATCCTAAAACAGGAAAGGTTCTTTGGTCCGGGTCAAATTGATTTCCAAGGGTGGTACTATTAGTAGTCGACGTAGTATTTCGAGCAACATTATAAGGAGAACCACTCGTTGTTACAGTCGTGCCAGCGTGAAGACGATCTTGATAATATCGCGTATTTGCCGTAGCAGCATTTGACGTAGCGTTCAATGGTAAATATTCAGCTTGGGTTAATTGTGTCCAGGTTGAAGTGTTATCTCCAGGTGTGGTTCTTCTATAAATAAAAACCGCACCACGCATATAATTTAACCAATTTCCACCTCCAGTAGATCCTAAACTTGATCTAGGTGCACTCACTACCGCTGTATCGCCGTCTATAGACACAGAATTACCAAACAACGGACCATAACACCTATCGTATCTAAAATTTATGTTTGTTCTATATTGATTCTCATAAACACTGGTCATTGAGCTGTCGTGTATATCTGACATTTGTTCCGTGTTATAAAATTCGGATGTCCGCGTCCACGTAGAAGTAGCATCATCAACAGTATCTCTATACCAAAATTCAATACACCCGTTACCACCGTCGCGGACGTTAATGCCGAAAGTTCCATAAGTACGAGTAAAAATAGGGTACATAGACCAAGCACTTATCGTCGGTACCCCGGATACTGGGATGTCATCGCGTACATATACTCGAGACGACATCCAGCTCGCGTTATATACTATATCTCCCATCGCTAATCGTATACCGTCACCCGCTAAGGAAGTCATGTTACTGCCATCACCAAATACACCCGATCCTCCTGGGTAACCATCATCTCCGTATTCATGTATATAATTAACTCCAATCTCCCACCGCGCCCCATACTGATAAGTAGAATTATAAATATATTTTCTTATTATTCCGTAAGTTTGACCGTGCGGTGCTCGTGCATTCCTTGAACCTACCGCAAGAATATTACCGTCAGAACTTAAACCAACGTATGAACCAAAATATCCATTGGTATCGAACGCGGAACCTGTACCTGTTAAACTTTGAGCATGGTCGGAATTTCCAATATTATAGAGGAGCGAGTAAACACCACTTCCATTGTCCTGGAATACCCTCACTCGTCCATCCTTGTCAGTGCCGCTCCCATATTCCGGCTCACCCGCAGCTATCCGCCCACCATTTTGTGATATAGCTACACTAATTCCAAGTCTTGTCCCCCCAACACTCGTCGGAATAGTCTGTGTCTGGCTCCATTGATAAGTACTAGTATCACGTTTATAAATGGATACCTCGCTATCCCCGAGAGCTACCCCACCCCCACCCCCACCACTTCCAGTATATTTTATAACATTAAACGAAGATAAACGTGGAAGGAAATTACCGGTGTCCGGAATTTTCTCCCATATGAAAGTATAAAATAAATAACTCGCCGAAGGCTGATTAAAAATTATAACAACGGGATTCATCGCGTTTCCCGAACCGGATGCAGTTATAGGGTCATCCGTCGAAAATACAATATTCCAATTAGTTCCATCATTACTTCCAAGTAATCGTATTTCATTTGGAATCGTCTCGGGTCCCGTAGGTCTGAATATTATACCTTCTACCTGTTGAGCAGATGGTAATTGTATCTGAACCCACGCCCCGTTATACGTTCCCGCCCCTGTCCAAGTTATAGGATACGCTGCAAATGTAGTACTAGGTGGTGTTCTTCTTTGATAATTAGTCGACGAGAACTGCGATGACAGTGGGTAGGCGCCGGCACCGCTATAATTAGTACCCGCATTTCTATCAAAAGCATTTACTATATCTGATGCTGCAACGTGTCCAGATATCCCATATCCAGATTGAGCAGTAGATGTCATGACGGGTGGTAACATGTCAGTCGACGAATAATTAGAATACGTCCCATATGAATACAATGGGTCACTGTTAGGAGTCCCGACAACGGCCGTCGTACCATCACCGCTCATCGCGACATCATACCCGAATAAGTTTGCCTGAGGTGTCTTGGAAAAATTCGTATTACTCCACGAATTCGTGGAAGTATTCCACTCGTATATTCTTATGGAACCATAACCACCGGCAATGAAACGTGTTCCGTCATCAGACATTGATACACTTACCCCGAGGAATTCATTTGCATTTCCCGAAAAAGAACCATTTTGAATCCAAGAATTTGTGGTAGAGTCCCAATCATATACCCTAACGAATCCAGTCGTAGAATAAGTTGTCAAATTACCACTTACATCAGCCCATATTCCATCCTTATGTGGACGAGCCTCCCACACGCATCCCCCGCCGCACACTATACGCGTCCCATTTTCCGAACACGCAACACTTCCCCCAAATTCATCTCCAGTCACACCTCCATATAAAGATTGACCCTTTTTAACCCAATCTCCTGCACCATTGTTTCCGAGTGTGAATACTCTCACCTGCCCACCTGTCGTGGTGGTGGTATGTGTATATCCCGGTGCTCCGACCACAAGATGTGAACCATCACGCGAAATACACGTAATTCCAGCGTAGGTTTTAGTTGAAGAATCAATATCTGTAATCCCCGTGCTATTATAAAAACCATGAATCGGCTTACCTACTCTTCCATGATTATAGTCATCATCTTGAACTACCGATGCAAATGGCGCACCTATTACGATGGAATTTTCGTGTATATCTATACTTTTTCCATAACACGCGTTATCACCTATTCCACCCCTCGGTACACCATTTGCAGCACCCCCCCATATTCCCTTACATTTAGGTATCAACCACTCAACGAAATTAAATTGGGTTGTTGGTCCGGTTCTTCCATAGATCGCTACCGCGCCTTGCCACGAGTATCTAATATTGTCAGACTCGTATATAACTGTACCAGGTGCACCAACTGCAAGTGTATTTTTATATAAAACTATTTTTGTACCGTGACCGCGTGGTAATATTTTGGTTCCGTCCGGTAAATAAAACCACCCATTCGGGTACGGGATAGTTTGATCTAAAACCCAATCGTTCGTAGTCGTATCCGTTCTTTTAAATATGTGTACGTCCTTGTTGTAAGATTTCCAACTGTATACATAACTGCACGTTACATAGGTATTTTCCCACATCGAATTTGATTCACTTTCATACTCGGTCGTTGAGGTCGGCTCCGCTCTCGGACCATTTGCAAGTTGGACTATATTAGGTCGCGATACTATACCAACGGTGCTATCGAGACCTGTAGAATTGGCTCCCGGTGACCACACTGTGCCGTTTTGGTAGAGACTACCTGTAAAATTTATATTATCTGCATATAAATCTCGTCTATCATTCGCCAATACCACATGCCCGTTTTGAAAAATACCACCATCTTTTATCATTAGATTACCTTCGTTAATACTTGCAGAACCACTTACACGCAAGGTTGTTTGAGGACTTCCGTTATTGAATAAATCGGCGACGAGTGGCGTTTGGGATTTTTCTGAAAATCCTATGTAAACAGCCAACATACCTATATAAACATTTCGTATACTTTGAGTTGCGGAACCTAATCTAAATCTCCCCCCTCCACTCCAATATACTTCATGAGTATTGGTACCACCTATGAACTCGTACGAACTCTGATTGGAGCCAATGGGAAAACTCCTTACCATTTTTACATTATCTATGTGTAATTCACAATTGTAGGAATTTGGAATAGCCCCCGATGTTTCATCAGCTCCACCGGGAAATGTCATAACTACATGGTACCACCTGTTTGCCACATACGAGGGTTGATTTTCCCAGCCCCCGACGGCGGGTGTTTGACTAGCAAGTAAACCCCATTGCCCCAAATTAATGATAATTACAAATCCATTAGTCTTGGTAAATAAGCATGCTATATTATCATTTTCCCATACTATAGCAGATTCTGGATTGATTACAGTCCCAGGAAACTGTGAAACAGAACTCGTCCCACCCTCTGGTACAGTATATTTACCATGATAAGTCGCCCCCGTGGTACCAAAGTTGTTGACGTCATCGAAACGTATCCAAAAACTTACACCGGTTCGTTGACCAGAATTGTTACTTCCTTGAAATTGTACACAATCCACATAAGAACTACCAGTATCACCAAACGAGAAAGCCTTTTTCGCTTTATCTAAGGAAATTGTGCCATGCAAGGTTCCGAAATCTTGTCTCAAACGCGTTTGCGAATCGTGACGCGTTGATTTAAAAGGTATCATTCTGACTTGATTAGGTGTTACACCCACGTTCAAAATATCGAAATTGCGCGTATCAAAACCCAGGGTTGGAGCTTCACGTCCATAACCTTTTGTTTGTATCGCGTCTATATCAGAAATAATTAAATTACTTCTAACACAACAATCTCCACCTACATCTAAATCTGCGTTTCCGTAAAAAGAACCAGGATCCATACTGTCGTCGGGTGACATATCATATGCTCCACTATTATATAAGTATACGGGTCGTGTCATATTAGGGTTTATCACCACATGTTGTCTGTTATCTATACCCAAAACTGATGTTTGACGATCGTATTTATCGAATTCAAAATTCTCGTACCAATACGGGTTTGAATTCCAACTCAGTGTCGATGTTGACCCGTTGAGGGGGTGAATTGTTTTTCTTCTGAATATAGAACCAAAGGGTGATGTGGTACTACCGAGCAATGTTTCACCCGCCACCATTCGAATCGCATCTATACCGAACTTTTCAGATAATTTACTTATCAATAACTCAGATCTACCTTCAAAATTTCCTATAGTATCTTGTCCCGCCCCGGGTGATTCTTCGTATAATCTATTTTCTATAGCTGTAAGTTCATACGAAGCGTCACCATAAAATCCACCAAATTCTATAGTTTTAGTACCCTTCGTACTAGTAGAATTTTCCGTGGCATCGTTAGATCCTACGTAAATGCGATTTGCTGCGATGTACCCCTCGAATAAACTGTTACCTATGAACTGTTGTGTTAACGATACATTTTGTGCGAATACATTACCATATAATGAAGATGAAACAAAAATATTTTTACCATTAGTCATAGTCACTTGCACATTATCTACACCGGTACCATCGTTTACTGTAGAAGGGTACGAACTTCCATTTAAGTATATAGTTGGTGACGCCTCCCACCACGAATCACCATTCCATTCTAAAATAGATACTTTACTATTTTCTAAACGATATCCCGGGCTTAAATAATGATGACTCAGTGATTGTCCTCTAGTAGATATAGCTATACGAGTTCCGGTATAATCTAATGCTACACTATTACCATATTCATCTCTTCTTTGATTACCATATAATTTACTCTCACTCACCCATGTTTGACTTACAGAGTTATACACATACGTATCAACTACACCGGATTGTGTCGAATATGTTAAATTTTTATTTAAACCCGGCTGACCAGGTGAAGATACAGCTATACGTATATTATTATCATACGAACTATTTTCGTTTGTTTTTGTTATAGCTACATCCCATCCACACCGTGACCACCCAAACCCTTGTGTATCTGTAGACAAATAGGATCTTTCTTCAAGTGTCCATTCATTATTTCCTCGTATTAACTGCCCCAATTGAGTTGTATTTCCCTGCCACGTCGAATACGAACCCCGTGTAAACACGCGCACCCAACCCGGAAACCCATTTGGATCGAATGTACTTACAGGCATTTGGTTAGCATACACATCATAATTTGACGTGTATTGATAATAACCAAAAGTATATAACAAGCCACCCGCACGATTATCCCAAGTTCCAGAGTCGGTCGTGTTTGTAGAATCGAGTTGGTGAATATTTTGTGTACCGGGAGCACCAGCTATAAAATGCTCGCCGTTGTATGACATATACACGGAGTGACCGTATCTACTTAAATTATTATTTACTATAAGAGATGAAGAACTCGATATTGGGATAGTCATGTCTACATCAACAGATGTATTCGAAAATGTTTGTGACCATACACAATTTATCGAATCATATTCGTATACAAACACCGATGATCCACCACTACCCGAACCCGGGGCACCTACGCAAAGTGTGGTAGATGTATTCTGCGCTATACTCACCGAACCACCAAATTCTACACCAGTTGTTGTACTACCAGTTATTACGTTACTACCATACGACCACACACCAGTAGATGCGTTCTTGTCGTATACATACACTTTATTATCTCCCGGTGATCCTACAACCAGCCTATCACCATCCCAATTCAAACTTAAAGCGTATCCAAACTCTGATGTACTCGTTCCTGGATTAGATAAAACTGTAGCACTTGACCACGTGTTCGACGTCTTAGTATAATTGTAAATCTGCACATCATTTACTCTATCTGGGCGACCTATGACAACTGTATTATCATCAAAATCACTTACTATAGGAACTCCTTCTTTTGGACCAACTCTTCGGCGATTTGAATTATAATTAACACTTCCGGATGGATCATGTTGATAACCATATTGATCAAATTCTATCGTGGGCCTGCTTCTTTTACCCTCAAATTGGTAATAGAACGGGCCACCTGGAAAGTTGCTCATTTAAATATGCGCAGATTTAAATAGCGACATTTTGATTCGGTCGTTCCGCGGTAACTTCTACCGTTTTGATAAATATCTGTGTGGCCGTGATACTGAACGTTTTAATTTGATCTGTAACCGTTAAATTTCTGGTTATATTTACATTTCCTGACACGACGAGCTTATCATCGTTTGTATCACTGATGTTAACATTGGAACCGATTTGCAAATCGGTTGTCGGTGTACTCGTATTAATACCCACATTCCCTGCGCTGTAGTGTATTATATCATTGACACCCGTTTCCGTCCACATCCCAGTCGAACTTCCACTCCCCGTAAGATCGGTTCCCCACACGGGTTTAGATCCATCACTCTTTAAAACTTGACCCGAGGAACCTATGGGGAGTTTTTCTAGTGTACACCCACAATCTACGGTATTTGCGTACAAAATATCTCCTTGTGTATACGGTGTGGGTAATCCGCTCATACTTGCCATATCTACCCATTCCGGTCCAACGCCATTACTTTGTAAAACGTACCCAGATTGACCTATGTTCAATTTGGTTAAAGTATCTGTAGCATTTGAGTATATGATATCACCTATAGCGGATGTTTCTATATTAGAAATTCTAGACGAATTATCACTCAGATTAGTTATTATGGACGTTAAATCAGTGGCAAGTGCGACGCCCGTAAGATTTACACCAGAGCCGTAAAATGTATCAGCAGTTACATTACCGGTTACCAGTACATTTCCACTCGCTGTTAAAGATGTTACGGTGTTTCGAAATTCGGTCGTGATAGTGGTAGTAGGAGCGTTAGTCGTAACCTGTTGCAGGGTACCAACCTGCCCCGAAGCTCCAGATACACCCTGCCAACCGACTTCACCAGGTGCTATGACAGTCAAAACATGTCCTGTTGTCTGTCCTATGGATACGTTGGCGGCTTCTATATTTTGATCCGCATATATCATATCTCCGCGTGCCGCGAGAATAGAACTCAAATCAGCTCCACCACTTCCGGTGTATTTTTGTGTGGCACGTCCGACTGAACAACGTCCCATTCTTATAGTTGTACGAGACATTTTCCCGAGGATAAATTATCCGTTTTTTCTTCTTTCTGGTTTGGAATTTTAAATCCACCATGTTTATAAATCTTGAGTCGTTTATTGTACATCGCAAAAAATACCGACCATTGATCTACTATATCGTATATGCGTGGATTGTTCTTTTTACCTACCGTTTCGCGCATGATACGACCTATACTCTGAACAATATCTGATTTAGGGGTTGCGAGAATGACCGTATCAAGACTGGGTATATCGAGTCCTTCGTGCGCTTGACTAAACGTCGCGAATATGATTTGCTTTTTACTGGATTCGGTTAAATCTGCTTCTTTCATTCCACCCATGTATAAACCCGAACGATCCTTAAATCTTTGGTGTAAATATTCACAGTGAAATCGACGATCACTTAAAACTAACACTTGCCGGGTACCCCGAGTCGCGTCTCGAATCGTAGACATTATGAGCGCGTTTCTATCAGGCATTTCAGTGAGTTCCGTGATCATAGTCGCTAAAGAAAGTTTACCGTATCGAGTGCACGGCGGTGGATCTCTGAACCGGTCACATGTAAAGTCTAGGGGGAACATATCGACTTGGTGTTGATTTTCTCGTTCAACTGCAAAAAAAGTGGGACCCATGAACCAATGTAAAACTTTTGTGAGACCATCCTTTCTATTCGGTGTGGCCGAAAGTCCGTATACGTGTTTAGGACACAATTTAAATAAAGATTGCGAAAAAACTTTGGCGCATATATGATGAGCCTCATCGACGATGAGAGTACCTATACTATCAAAATCTTCGAATGAATATTCTTTTAGTGAAAGAGATTGAAGCATCGCGATCACAAAATCACAGTGCACTTCTTTCTTATTTTGTTGGACTATACCTATAGTCGCCCCGGGACAAAATTGCTGTATACGTTCTTTCCATTGATTGGCTAAAAACTCCTTATGAACGACAATCATTGTTCGTAACCCCAGTTTACATGCTATGGCCAAGGATACGGTCGTTTTCCCGAAGCCGCAAGGCAATGAAAGAATCCCGTGGCCAGCTTCGATAGCTTTTCTGAGCGCTTCATTTTGGAAAGTTTTATCTCGTAGTTTTCCTTTAAACGAAACATTTATCTTACACGGTTCTGGTCTTGTATCTTTAGTTGCTTTTCCAAAATTTTCTTCGCCGTAAAATCTCGGTACACATAATCCAGATTTTGCTTTTCTAAACACCTTAAACGGTGGGGGTGCTACACCAAAATCTGCATTAACTATTGGGCGTACCGTTAACGCGCTTTTTATCTCTTTAGTCTCACCGATTATGTAACCGGATCTGGTGAGACTCATCTATCAATTAGTTGTCTATAAGCTTTATATACTTCAACTTCCACGTGTATCCACTATAATCACCAGTGTTCCACACACCCATGTAATCGACATCTATATCCACAAAGTCGCCTTGTTTCAAAGATTGTACAGGCGCACCTTCAAATTTACAACTCACACGATTATATCTGAACGGAACTTTAACCGTGAGAATGTTTCCGTACAGGGGATTATCTACGTTTTTACCTTTAACAAAATACTCAGAAAAGGACTGTTTGCGCCTGACTATCTTATAGAAGTCATCATCTATGATAACTCGAATATACTTTTTATCGTTATGATCATACATGGATTGATGAACTTTACAACGTGTTTTCATATGTACTATCAGTACCCAAACCTATAAATAAAATTATTTAGGTTTCCACTTCATGAACATCGGTAAAAGGAAAAGTCCTCCCAATAATATAACAAAATCAATCATGAGAACCTTTTTGCGTATTTCCGGACACCAATTTTTGAAATCGTTAATTTGTTTCGAATCTTGAGGTTTGGCCCAATGATAAAACATAGCTAAATACGTTGGACCCATGTTCCGCTTACAGTCGTACCAATGATCATAGTACGCTAAAAGTATATAAGGGAAATACAACAGGGCTAAGAGTATCCATTTATTTTTCTTAGGTAAGAACCAATACCCACTGGCTAAACCAACCGTGAACCATATACATTTCCAGTTTACAGATGGTTTTGCGTCGTAACACGGATTATCTTTTTTGTCAATCTCCATTTTAAAATATATAAAGAAAATATATTTTTTTAAAAAAAATGTAAAAGATATTTTTTAAAAAAATTTAAAGGATAAAAATTATTTATATTAAATAGGAATGGCAATATGCTTAGGAATAAATGTGCCGGGTCCAACTTCCAGGAAGATAAAAACATGGAAGTTTGCTGGTAAATTTCTATGGAAAAATGCCACTGTACAAAATAAAACAGAGCTTGGACGATGGACGAAGAATGAGCTTCTTGATCTCGGACCAACATTTGTAAAATTGGGGCAAATCGCTTCGACGAGAGCGGATCTGTATCCACCAGAATTTACAAAAGAACTGGAATCGCTGCAAGATGACGTTCCTCCATGTGAAATTGATATAGATGTAAAACATGATATTTTTAAAGAATTTGACCATGTACCATTCAAATCAGCGAGTATAGGCCAGGTCCACATGGCCGTGCTGCAAAGCGGTCAAAAAGTTGTTGTAAAAGTAAAACGTCCAGGAATCTTGAGTCTCATGAAAGAGGATACGGATACTATACGCGGTATAGTACATTTTTTAGAACGCATTGGTATCGATACGGGGAATAGTTCTGGCCAGGTTCTAGACGAATCTATAGAGTATCTCTTGGGAGAGGCGGATTACAAACAGGAGATTAACAATGCTATAAAATTTAGGAAAAGTATGAAAGATGTCGACTGGGTGAAAGTTCCGAGAATGTATAAAAAATATTCAAACGATGAAATGATCGTCATGGAATATGTATCATCAGTTAAACTCACCGAGATTACAGATAAGAGGGTGAATAAGAAGAAGATATGCGAAGCCCTCATAAACGCATACGTAATTCAAACCATGGATAATGGTCTATTTCATGCCGACCCACATCCGGGTAACTTGGGGTTTTCGTCAAAAGGGAAGCTTGTATTTTATGATTTTGGATTACTCGTACCACTGTCAGAAGAATTAAGAGATGGATTCACAAAACTTTTTGGATTTATAGTTACCCGCGATACCGCGGGTGTAGTTGACACATTGGTGAAATTGGGTGTGATTGTCCCGACTTCTACCGATATTTCAGACATTGAATTATTTTTTGAAAACATCTTAGGGTATTTAGAGACCCTCGACGGTTCTGGAATCGTGAACGATGATCTCGCCGCACAACTCGCGATTGAAAAACCATTCGTTGTACCGAGTAGTTTCGTGTACCTCGCAAAAGCCTTTTCGACTATAGAGGGTATATGTTTGAAACTGGATCCAGACTTTAACTATTTCACATATTTGGAGCCCCTGATCCAACAACAGATAATAGAATCCGTAGATGTTGGTGATATATTCATGAAAACGACAGAGATTCCTGGGACGATAGGTAAAATAAGTACGGCCGTATCGGGTCTTCAAAAATCAAGGGGGTCTATGAAACGTACTATGATCAAAACGAGACAGGAAATTAAGATCGTCCAATACAGCGTGGTGTGCGCTCTATTGGCTGAGAAATTTGGGGACAACCCACCTTTAGCTATGTTTTTTGTTTTGTGTACCTTGTGGTTTACTTTTCGTAAAAATCAATAGATTTCTTACCATTCTTCTTGGGCTTATCGGCTTTTTTAATCAGCCTGTTATGTTCATCGAAGTATCCCTTCATACGATGCTGTTCATCACGGAAAATATCAGAGACCTTCTCCTTGATCTTGTCCACGTCAGTATCACGTTCCTTTTGGATCTTCTTACTAAGCCTCTTGAACCCTTTATTTTTCTTGTCAGCGGCGAATACGGTCATTGTATTTGTGATGGCGAGCATTTACTTTGTATCGATATTTAAATTTAAACGTTTTAACTTTTCCTCAAATTCCCTGCGCTCCCCCGGGGATTTAATGATCTCTCCATGTTTAAGAGCCCTGATTTCTGGACCAGTTAATTGAATTGCGTCTACTCTGAAATCTTTAAACGCCCTCATAGTGATAGGTACGAGAGGCTCTATGAGATCGTAGATAGCTCGCGCGTAATCCTGGATCTCTTTCTGTGCATGGGAATCCATTCGAAGGTGGAGATAATGCATGAGATTATGAAGGTTAATCTTCCAATAGAACTCTGTGTACGTCGATTGAGGAAGATTTCCCCTGGCCTGCTCCCGACAGCATCCATCTTCCAGAAGTTTCTCATAAATATCGAACGAATTTTCCAGATGCGAATGCATACCATTTTGATCAATGTCCACCACACCTTCCGACCCCTGATGGTTTATCTCTGACTGACCCCTAAGTTCGGAAGGTTCGTAATATTCTTTCGGAACAATCGAATACCTGGCGGACATCTCATTCACACTCGCGGTACGATGGCGAAGATGTTGCCGAGCAATATAAATGGGCATCTTAATATGAAACTTGAACTCGACCATCTCAAACGGGGTCGTGTGCCAATGACGCAATAAATATCGTAAAAGTCCCGTGTCCCCTCGAGAAGTTTTCGTTCCGTCTCCATACGATACCCGTGCGGCTTGTACGATCGAATTATCGAGATTTTCTCTGGGCATATGGTCGACCAATCGGACGAAGCCGTGATCGAGTACTTTGATTTCCATTATATTTCATTATGGATTTACTTCTTTAAGAGTTTAAAACAAAGATTCGCATGTGTACATATATGGAACCCTCGTTAGATACATGGATTCAAATTCGAGACACCACAAAAAAGTTTAATATACCGTATTTCTCACTTCGTATATGTTGCAATCAAAAGGTCAACGGTGAATTATCGCTCCTAAAATCTATAGTAAAAAATACACCAAATGCGACAATTTTTGATGTAGGGGCTACCGGATCACAGTTTCCAAAGGATATCGATGACTCAATGTCGCTTCATTTATTTGATCCGGAGTTTAAACCTTCTGGAGACGCGTTTAAAAACGATTCCACATACATCATGTACAAGGAACCCGTAGATTACGATAAACCTAATATACACGTAAACAAAAGTATCGTGGATGCCGATGAAAATTCGCTCCAAAAATATTGTGAGTCTCGTAACATTAAGCACATAGACTTTTTGAAGATTGATACGGATGGTCACGATTTCGGTGTTCTAGATGGACTTGGAAATATTACGGTGGATATGGTTCAATTTGAGTACGACAATTTTTACCGACTCCATTCAATCGATATAAAAGATATGTTTAAACGTCTCGAAGGATGGCATTTTTTCTACATTTTACCGAGCGGACTTGTACCCATAACTGAGATGCGCGACGATTACATTTACACGAACATCTTCGCTTCTAAAGAATACCCTAATGACATTATCAAAGATTACGTGCCAGTGATGAACGGTACCATAGTCAATACAAAACATGTCGGAGAGTTTATATGCGAAATGTTTTGGGAGATGCGTGGTATAACTCCAGAAAATATAAAAAATGTTCATTGTATCATGAACGAGGAAGAGGATAGAATTGATATAAATTGGAACCTAAAACAAGCCCTCGAGAATTATCACGGTATATATTCAAGATAATTCCCCTACTAGATCATCTATGCATCGATAATACCTTTTGAGATCTTTCATGAATCTTTTATTATTCTCTAGACATTCACACTCGGGACTATTTTTATATATGTACGCGAGGTTACATTTGGAATATTTAGTACGCTTTTGATTTTCGTTAGGTTTTCTGGGAACAAGTTTCTTCACAATCTTTTCCTTTTTCTTGGGCTCTACCCGCTTCGTGAAACTTATAGCTTGCATGACAGTATCCGCTAAATCGTCCTTCTTCTTAGACTTCATAAATGTTTCTATCCAATGTTTATTCGTATCATCTCTGCGTAAAAATGCTTCACATCTTTCTATGGATACCTTTTTACGTTTCGTATACTGTGCCTTTCCCGGGCCTACTACATCAGGAATTTTAAACTTCGCATCGTATATGATCGTCTCAGATTTTGGAGCTTTTATCACGAAATATGCATGTAAAAAGTGTTCGACCATTTTCATTTTTTTATTACGATCGGGTTGTTTTTCGATCAAAATGATATCCGAATCTAAAATCCATGGTCTTTCATCTAAATGCTTTCTTAACGAAACGTATATACCATCTCTGTGTTCGGGTGGTACTCCGGAAACATCCCATTCGGTGACGAGATTAGATGTTTCGTTAAATTGACACATAGCTAAATTCCTGATTCCAACATCTATACTGAGAATCATTTAATATAAAGAAAGAATACCCTTTTAAATACTTTTATCGAACCATGTTCATCACAACTATTAATAAAGTGATAGCCATCAAAATACCTGCTATGTAATACATGTAGATAGTGTAATCTGGATTTTCGTCATCGTCAGGGTTTTCATCATCCGGATCTTGATCCTTCTTAAATTTCTCGTCTTCTTCGGCGAAAAGGTTAAAACATTTAACCTTACAATACTCATAACAATCTTTCGTATCAGCTGTGCAAAACGGTTGTTCTTCGTAAATTTCTAAATTTGGGAACTCGGTTCTCGCACTTTCGAGGGTTCTATACTCCAACTCTTCTTTTGGTATGTTACCGTAATAGTAATCTTGATAATTTGACGGGAGACATAAACTAACACAACCTTTTGTTTCTTCACTTTTATCTTCAAAATCATCATCACCCATGAATAGTCCTGCGAGAAGACCGCCTAAAGCTACAAGAGCCATGATCGCGTCATTCTTAATACCACCCTTATTTTTAGCTTCTGCGTCAGCATCAGCGTCTTTCTTCTTTTTAGCTTCTAGGTCCTTCTGTTTACGCTTAGCTTTCGCGTCTTTACCACCTTTTTTAAGAGATGCCTCGTCAGCTTGCTTTTTCAAAGAACTCGCGTCATCGATCTTTTTTGAGATTTTACCACCGACTTCATCCGCGTTTTTTACCGATTTAGAGGCTAAATCATCCGCCTGCTTCGCAACAACGTTCGCGCTACCCGCTTGTTTAGATACCTTTGTCGCACTATCTATGTTTTTACCGAGTTTAGCTTCTGTCGTTTTTGTAATTTTAAAACTTCCGTCTGGAAGTTTAAAACTACCGTTAGCCTTTTTTACAGCGGTAACGGGAATATCAGTTCCATCACTGAACTTAAATCTACCATCCACTTTCTTCGTACCTGGCGGAAGTTTTGCGCCGTCGGCTAACTTAAACGAACCATCACTCATCTTAAACGTTCCATCTAGGTTTTTGGTAGACCCATCAGGAAATTTTATGGATCCATCCGGTAATTTGAACGTATTATTCGGTAATCTTTTGGATCCTTTGGGTAATACAACACCATCACCCAATCGTATAAAACCGTCTGGTGCTTTAAAAGCGCCACCACCATACCTTGTTGAACCAGCCGGGATATCAATTTTTCCCACCAAAGATAAATTACTACTACCCCTGGCGAGTGCTGAAGCCATGATGTGGTATTATTATATTACTTATAAAATAATGAGAGTTCGTCTCAGAAGAAGTCCGAATCCTGAGAAGAAATTTAGAATTACGTTTGTTGATGGTGGGTCAAAAGTTGATTTCGGTGGTAGGGGGTATTCGGATTTTACTAAGCATAAGGATGTTTCACGTATGCGTCGATACCTTGCCAGGCATGGACGAATGGGTGAAACATGGACAAAAGGTGGGGTAAAAACCGCTGGATTTTGGTCCAGATGGTTACTATGGTCTAAACCATCGTTGGAGGAAGCTAAAAAATTTATATCGAAACGTTTCGGGTTAGTATTCGTTTAATGTAGTTTTCATAGATTCTATGTAGTCTAACGTTCGTTCATATGATGATACACTTTCATTATATTCAGTAGTCGTTTTATTTTTATAAAAGTTTGCTAGTTCGGCAGCCTCTTCGGCGTCTGCCTGATATTTTTTCATTTGCATGATAGCGTCGTCTATCAATTTTACGTATCGTTCACTTGTATTAAAGTCCGTTTCAGGTTTTTTTATGTACTCGGTCGCATCTAGTATTTTTAGGTTTAGCTCGTTTATTTTATCGTTCGAATAAGTCACTTTTAGTGCATTTTGTTCGGATACTTTAGCGTATACCTGTGCATTATTTTTTGATTTGACAGACATATTAGCATACTTAACTGCATTCGCGAGAGTGCGTGTTGAATCAGCTTCTATCTCGTTCATTCTGGTATAGTATAATATATTAAGCTACCGTGTTTATCGATGTTTTATTCGCCTTTTCTTTCAAACCTCTCCGTCTCATATTAGCTTTTATCTGATTCATCAAAGCTGCACTCGGCTTCTTGGGTGGAGGAGGGGGTGGTTTCTTGGGCATCTCAAATATAGTTTGAGGTTTCGTGAATACAGTTCCTTTATTGGTGGACCTGATCATGATAGGTGTCTTATATTTAGTGAGTACATTCAGAACACTTTTACACATTTTGACAGTCTTTTTAGTTTCTCGAATCTTGTTCTTAAACAATGCATCATCAAGTTTTTCCATTTCTTTCTTGAGCGCTTTATCTGTTTTAGCTACGCGTTTACCCTTTACATTTTTAGTCAAACGTAAACCCTTCTTACGCGCTTTATCTTTTGTGACAGACACCATTTATATATACTCACATTTAAAAAAAGTTATCGGTTCTATATAATTTTGCCTGAAACGATGCATCTTTACCAAGTACATTAACATTCTCGTTACCGTATATCTCACCACACCCTATATCACCCATACAGTCCCTGTCACCGAAGGAAACGGGGAGAGAGTAAATCTGATCACCCGGGGAAGATGTGTAATAGTGATAGCGGTCCCTTCTACCTCTCACCTCTTTTCCATATAGAGGTAAAGTTTCATTATTGTCACCCAAAAGAACCCCCATCTGCTGAACATGACCAGGTTTATATTGTTTTATGGGTGGTTTTCTGAATTCAGGTTCCCTGTGAACTTCGTAGGGAATTCTAACTGGAACTGAGACTGGAACCTCTACAACTTCAGTAGGTTTAGATATGAGAAATCCTATCACTATTATCAACAGTGCGATGATTACAAATGTGAGTGAATTTTTTGTCCGTTGCTTCATTTATATAAATGGGGAAATTTATCTCAACATACTGTAAGTCATGGACAAAAAGAAAAAAGGTGGACCTAAAATTTGGTCACGCCAACAAGAGAGAATTTTACAGAAGTGGGGTGAAGCCGCTGCGTGTTATAGGTATATGCATAATCAAGCTTTTTTAACATTCAAGAAATCGAGTATGCGCTTTACTATACCAGTCATTGTTTTGTCTACAGTCACGGGTACAGCAAATTTTGCGCAAAGTTCTTTTCCACCGTCAATGAGATCGTCAGCACCAGCTCTCATAGGTCTTTTAAATTTAATTGCAGGTTTAATAGCCACGATTATGCAATTTCTCAAAATTAACGAATTAATGGAGGGTCACAGGGTTAGTTCCATACAATACGGTAAATTATCAAGAACTATACGTTTAGAACTTTCACTTCCCTTAGAGGAACGTAACCAAGATGGTAAAGCTGTCATAGAGGCTGCGCGGGCAGAGTATGATCGTTTGATTGAGCAATCTCCATCTATACCATACGAGATTCTGATGTCATTCGACAAGGCCTTCCCATCTGGAAAGAAATACCCGTTCAACAGACCAGAGATTATGGAAGTTCACCCGATAAATACGTTCATATCAGAAGAGCAATTCATACAAGAATTGAATAAAGATTTCCGATCAATGCGCGAAGACATATACGCTGACGACGAGGAAGTGGAAGTTGAGGTCGAAAGCGTTAGAGAATTTGACTCAGACGACGAGTCAAGTAAGCAAGCATGATAAATAAAATTATATTAAAGATTATGAAACACATGAAATAAGGATATACCTTCTTCTTTAAAGGATCGACCACTTTTGTTCTGAGTGTATCATTTTCCAAAAAAATATCTAAAGCTTGTTCAGTGAGATCATCTGACATGGACGCTTTTGTTAAAATACTCCCACAAAAAAAAGAGAGACCCCAGACGCTTCATCAGAAAGAGATTGACACGTTAGAAAGATGTATAAAAAATGGTGAAAATGTATTCGTGTGTGGGTCGTCTGGATCCGGAAAAACTTTTATAGTGAACCAAGTTTTAGATAAAACAAATAGTTTGGAACTTCATAGTGATTTCTTCCAAAAAAAGCATTCGTATATCGACTTTTTAGGGGACACGAGTATATCTATAATCATAGACGGCTATGATCAAAATACGTACGGACATAAACATTTAATAGATAAAATCTCTGCGGAAAATTTTAAAATAACAAAGGGATCTGTAGTAGTTATATCAAATTCTATACATATCATTCCAAATTTTAAACTTTTGATTGTACCGAGAAGAAGTGCGGATGAGATTTCGTCTCTCGAAAGTAATAACGAGAGAGCTTACGTGGCTGCGGAGAAATGTTGTGGTAATATACGAAACTTTTATCATTATTTGGATTATTCGGATTTAAAGGATGAATTTAAATCGTCCAAAGATATCATCATAGACATATTATGTAAACCCACAAAGTTTGATAATTCTCAAACTGTACATGAACATGGTCATGTTAGAGATGTTATCAACGGTAATTATCTAAATTCGGAGGGTTGTGACATGGTAAAAATATCTGAATCATTATCGTTGGCGGATGTATTAGATGTTGAGATGTATAAGGGTGACTGGCACACGATGCCGTATTATATATGCGCTGGCATATCTGTTCCCAAGTATTATATGGGGAAACTGTTAAACCCGGGTGACATAAAACCCGGTAGTACCTGGACGAAGTATGGTAATTATAAGATGAGATACCAAAAACTTAAAAATATTCGTGAAAGAAGTGGTAATCGATTAAGTACGGAAGAGTTACAAGTGATTAAGTTGTACGCTATTAAAGGTGATTTCTCAAGAGCTTTATCTTATAATATCGAACCATCTGATTTTGACGTAATCAACCATCTTTCTCTTCATAATAAACTTAAATCAAACGATATCATCAAACTTAAAAAGAAGATGCGAGCTATAACAAATGAGCTCTGACACCGACGTTGAGCAAGAAGAGTACGAGTGTGTTCGTGTGGTAGGTTCTGAAATTTATTATTATGGGGATATAGATCGTGAAAGTATCCTAGAATTCATTGAAACATATAAAAAATTGGAGATTGATCTCCTCAAAAAATCTATTGAATTTCCCGGATATTCTCCTATCATTCGTGTACATATCTGTAGTGATGGTGGAGACGTGTTTGCGGGTATGAGCGCTATGGATACTCTCAAACAGTCTAGGGTAAAGATTGAAACCATCGCTGAAGGTACTTGTTGCAGTGCGGCAACGTTTATGTTGCTCGGTGGATCTCGACGCCTTATGGGTAAACATGCACACGTCCTCATTCATCAGATATCTTCCGGTGGATTCTTTGGAAAGTATCGGGATCTCAAGGATGAGATGGGTACGTGTAAGAAACTCATGAAATCTCTCAAGAATTTGTATAAAACTGAGACTAAAATCCCTAAGAGCAAGTTCAAAGAACTCATGTCGCGAGATGTATACCTGGATTCCAGTGAGTGTCTCACGTACGGGATCGTTCACGCGATTGCTTAATATCAACGCTACGCTTGAACATAAGTATTACACTGAAGATTATCACAATAATGCTCAATGTATTTAAATTGAACGGGATGTTCGTAATCGGAGGAGGCCTAAGTCGTTCCATTTTTTCGTAATTTACAACTTTTAAAGAAGACATCTAATTAAAGTTGAGAAATTATTTACCTATAATGGAACGCCTTATCAAACAAGACAAGCATAACCGTGAGCGTTACGTCGACATCAAGGTTGAAGACTTGAAAAATGGAACTGCGGATATCGTGAAGGTCTCTGGTATTGTTGGGAGTGAAAAGTTTTCCGTGTCACGAACCAACGTCAAGACTGGATATGAAAAGGCTCTCAAGAGAGCCCAAACCATGTGGAATAATGAGCATACCAAATGCACCCAAGTGTTACCAATGCTCGCAAACAAATGGGAAGATCGTCAGAAATACATCTCTGAGCCGTTTTACGTTCAACCCAAACTTGATGGTATTCGTCTACTCGTCTCTAAGGATGGGGGTATCTCAAGAACTGGGAAGATCATCCCCGGAACTGAGATTCTTGGTAAGGGACTCAAGGTTGGTCAATACGTTGACGGTGAAGCCTTTGACCCTAACCTCAACTTTGAGGAACTTACGAGTACTTTCAAGACTGACCCTCTGAAGCTCAAGTTCCACGTGTTCGATTTCTTTGATCTCAAGGCTGAAGCCCTTGCCAGAGATAAGATGACCTTCGAGCAACGCTGGGAGTATGTCAAGTATTCTATCCACAATCCTCATTACGAATATGTCAAAACGACGCTCGTAAAATCCAAGAAGGATATTCCTCTCGTGCATCAGAAGCATGTTGAAGAAGGACACGAAGGCACCATGATCCGTGACCGCTTCAGTGTCTACGAGGTTGGTCAGCGAAGCAACTACCTCCTTAAGCATAAGGATTTCCAGACCGAGGAATATGAAATCACTGGTGCCAATACAGGTCACGGTCGTGACGCAGACGCGGTTGTTTGGGTGTGTCAAACTCAGGATGGTCAGATATTCAATGTCAGACCTGAGGGAACAATTGTTCAACGAGAGGAAGACTACAAGAACCGTGATAAGTTTATGGGGAAGATGCTCACCGTGCGTTTTCAAAATTTAACGAGTTTAGGAATTCCAAGATTTCCGGTTGGAATTGTAATTAGAGATTATGAGTAATATAATACTATGAATATAAATCGTGTAGCTGTTGATATAGATGAAGTCCTCACCCATTTTGTGAAACCCATGGCGAAATTTAATAATGTTGAAATGCCCGAAGCTAAGAAATACAGCTACGTGTATCGACACATGTTTAACGTGTCACATAATGAATCCGTTAGAATGGTAGAAAGTTTTTATGATTCCGAAGAGTTTCACATGTTACAACCTATTCACGGTTCACAACCCATACTACGTCTGTTGCGACCCAGAGTTGATAAGATGTACGTATTGACCGGTAGACAAAATTGTGTCCGTGATAAGACGGAAGAATGGATTAATTTCCATTTTCCTGGAATTTTTGACGATGTTATATTAACGAATAGTTACACGAGATTTGAGGTACAGAAATATGATATTTGTAATAGCCTAAATATAGGTATGCTCATAGATGATAACGATCTTAATTGTGCGATTTGTAAAAATTGGGGAATGGATGTCATGCATTTTGCGGGACATGATGGTAAAGTGTATCCATGGTGTGAAAAGGGGGATAATAGCGTATTAAACTGGACTGAATTATATAACTTTTTCCCGAGATACAAATACGTGGATATAGAAGAAGCCTAAGTCGTACACCGCGACTTTTATTTATAAGATGAACTCTCTACACGACATTTTTAAAAACGGTGTTTCTATAATGAGCCTTGTGTGGGGAGTCGGAAAAATTCAAGAATTTGTCACGTGTAATCAATATTAAAGATACGAAACGTTATAGAATAAATGTTATCCGTTGTATGTTCCCAAGTACCCGGTCGTGTATTCGAGACTCCCACGGAGCAGGCTAGGATTCGACTGAAACACCCGAAAAGGGGTCCATACGCGGTTAAGAAAAATGATGATAAGAAGAAATTGCGTGATGAGATTTCACGAAACAGAGTCCTGCGCATGAAAATTGTGACACTCACTCGATGGAATCAACGATCTTTAGAGTCTGCGCTTTCTGATACGAAGCAGATTATCGAACTTTTAGAAAATTACGATGTTGACCTAAGTGATGAATAAATATGACTAATATACAAATATGTTTGCCCTCCGAGCTCCCCTTCCCGTTACCCACGTGCCTACTACATACAAGAGACGTAAGGTTTCTCGTGTATGTAAGAGTTATCTCACAATTGATGAACAAAACACAAAGTCGTTAAGTGAGAGTGATCATGACGACTTGTTTCATATCATAACTTTTCACAAACCCAACGAAGAAGAAGGTGTTTATGCACTCCGTAAGTTGAACGATGAGGGTTTACCCGAACATTTTATCGTGGCGTGGAGGAACTTTGATGATGTTTTTAGGTACAAAGTGCTTCTTGACGCTGAAATGCAACGCTCATCGTATATTCAATTTGCCTCACAATACGAGCTCGACTACATGTGTGAAACTGGTAACTATACATGTCGCATCGTAGATGATGGAATTCTTGTGACACCACCCACCGAGACGATGAAAACTACTGATTGGGAACGTCGTTCAGCTTTACTCAACGGTAGATGGTCTGTGAGAGAAAAGGATGATACACCCCCGGAGTGGCCTTAAAGGAAACTAAACCTAAGTCAAGATTATTTAATAAAAAGATAAGATGATTATTACACAGAGAATCGCGAATCGCGTAAACGTTTTACGTAGACATATGTCCGCGTTAGCTCTCGACGAAAAACTGTTATTCCCAAGATTGGTCAGATCTGTGGAAGTTTCACCCACGACGAGTTGGGGGTATTCTATGCAAATTGATGTCAGTCACGACGAGAAGATCATTAACATCGAGACGGATTCTATGTCTCACGACGAAAAACGAGTTATTTTCCTTCAACATAAGAAAATGTTACGTGAAGAGTATCCTAATTATATCATTACCGAAAAACACACTTAAATAAATATCCAAAGATAATATGAACATCCACATCGACAGGATAACGCGGTACATTCGAAAGGATATGTTTTTACCTTTTTATTGTTACGTGCCTAAGAAGGAGATACTGTCTCCGTACAATTATTGTAATTGTGTGATTGATTGTAAATATCTTCAGGCTCATCGTGTATCAAAACCGATTCAAGACTATTTACCGGTGAAAGTCCGCAAATTGTATGAGAAGTAGGTTTATGTATATTAACACACGAGTGTTCTTTCATGATGGCAACAGACGTAAAAGATCTAAAACATTTATTACACCTCACAGTCCCATAACCGTTATCTAATCTTTCGTTAATCTGTTCTGTTGTGTGATATCCCATGTGCGTTATTAGCTCGTTCATAGTTGGAAACACTGTACCACATATATCACACGAGCATTCGAATATTTGATTATAATTGAATACGTTTGGTACCCAGCTTCTGAAAAGTTTCAGTGGAAAGCACATTATAGTTTAGATATATTTATTTTATTTACTATAATATATGAATATCGTAAGAGAAATTATTGTTTTGGTGTTTGTGACCACTGTTTTTTCTATTCTTTACTTGATACTTAACACGAGTAACCCGGACGATTTTGGGTTTAAATCATGGATAGATCCTATGTACTTCGCTAGTACGACGATGTCATCTGTGGGATACGGCGACTATAGCCCTAGGACTGTCAGGGCTAAGATTGCAGTCATGTTTCAGCAGTTTTTCATCATGACCGAGATTTTATCTATCCTCTCTGGTTCAGGGTCTATGGCTCAAAATGTTGCATCGAATATTGTAAAAGTTATACCGGCACCTATCTAAAAAAATCTCAGACTAACATAGATGACGGTAATACTTATATTAATTTTAATAATCGTATTTTTTGTATTACTGTTTAAGTTAAAAAAGAAGAAGGAATTGTCGTACAAATGTTTTCTTCTCACTTTACCTAAATCTAGTGATAGACAGAAAGTGTTTTTTAATCACCACGACCCAACCGTGGAAATTGAGACTATTTATGGAATAGACACGAAACGTATTTCGAATGCGGAAAAATTTAAACATATCATCAAACCCGAATATTATAAAGAAGCCATCCGGTTAAAATACGATCGTCGCGGGGGAAGGCCTGATATTACGTATTTTAATTTGGGAGCTATAGGCTGTTATATGGGTCATATGGAGTTTTATAGAAGATGTTTTGAGCAGAATTTAAAATATGCGTTGATATTTGAAGATAACGTGATAGTGAAAGATCACCAATTATATGACCAAATTCAAAGTGTCATAGATGTTATGGGCGACGATTTTGAGATGTGTTTCTTCCATTGTTTATCCAGATACCCAGATAAGCGTGAAAATGGATTAGAGCGTGTAAAGTGGATATCCAGTACTAAATGTTATCTGGTTCACGTTGAAAATATGAGCCAGTACTATAAGTATTTTTTCCCCGTCGATAATCATATAGACATGAAACATGAGGATATTATAGCCGAGGGTGCGCGTGTCTATTATAAAGACATGCGTAAATATATGAGAATAGATAGGGGTAAGGGTAGTACGATAGGTCATAGTGATTGGGGTAAAAAGGAGTATTTTTCACGCCAATATCCGAATGTAAAAACTAACGTATTGGTTAGGGGGTATTAAACTGATTCTAATCTGGTGAGTTCTCTTTCATTACTAATACTTTTTCGTTTGTCTTTCACATTCGAAAAAGCGTTCAGCCATCTATTTACTGCACGTCTAGACCCTGTCACAGACGCTGCATCATCACTTACAACGATACTGAGTCCATTGCATACATCGGGTTTGTTTTCTTTGTCAGGAAATTGAATCATAAAAGCTTGAATAGAAATTGATGGTATATCAGGAGCTTCATCTAGTAATCGATCATAATCTTCACGACATTTCATGATGAAATCTACCATATTTGCTCTATGTTTTACATCTAGTGATAACTCCATATCTATGTTCCTATAGAACTTCGACCATTGTATGCACATAGCGGAATGCCCTTCCGATAGACTTAAACTCTGACTAAATTTTGATATACTCGAAAGTATACCTGCCAGTACGTTAAGGCATGCAAATCCGTACTGGATTATAATTATACGCGTCTTAGTTTCACTGCTCACACCATCGTTACCACTTGGATTTAACACTGCAAAACCACCCACACCTGTGATGGAGGCTATTATGATTGATGGGTACGCTAACCAGTCATTCTGACGCTTATAAAAAATTCGAGAATGATTATGAAGCCATCGATATCCCGCAGCCTTTTCTGCCCAACGTATTAACAACTTCTCCTGTTTGTCACACCACGTACACTCTGGGTCTGTCATAAATAATATTTATAAAATAATAATAGATGACGGATAAAGAATCTGTGATTTTTACATACGGTCGTTTTAATCCGCCTCACAGGGGTCATAAAAAAATGATAGAGGAGATCATCACAAAAGCGCGGAAGAATAAGAAAACGCCTGTGATAGTTGTATCTCATTCTACGAAGCCTCCAAAGAAAAATCCCCTTAATCAAAACAATAAGATAAAAATTCTCAAGGGGTGGTTTCCAAACGTTAAGGTATTAAAATCCGCACCAAACAAGAGTATCGCTAAGATCACGGAAGACTTTAATAATAACTCGCTCATGGTCGTGGGTGAGAATCGTAAAAATAGTTTCAATTTTTTACCATTCAGAAAAAATTCCGTTCAAAGACCAAAAAACGCGGCTTCTGCGACACGAGTTCGTACCGCAGTTTCGTCGGGTAATGTTCGCACTTATAAAAATTTAACACGATATAATTCTAAAAATTCAAATATATTTTTTCAAAAAATTAAATCAGGATTATTAAAAACTAAAACTAAAAAAAGTCCTAAATAAATTTATAAGTGGATCGACACCACCATTCATTTCCTCCGAGCACTTCAAATAATAGATGTATGAGAACACCGCATATGAATATTATGGCAAGATTTGATAGTTGTGTAATTCTATCCCTGAGTACATAGAATAAGGCTACGTTCATGGATCCTATGACGAGACATTCGGTGGCGATCGTAACAGGATTTCTCATATACTGATGAATAATATTTTTTTCTAACCACAATACAAGACACCGATGCTGGTATTTTTCCTCATCATCGGTGGATTGATATACCTTGCTACCGTGTATATCAAACAGAAACATGGTACGTTTGATAATTTTATGGAAAGTGTTAAGAGTGTACCAGAAGAAGATGATTCAGTAGGCTATGGTGAGGAAACTCCCCCAGACCAGGAATCTCGTATAGCTCCAAGCCCAGAGGAACCTGACACTGAGACAGTTCCACCGCCTACTCAACAACAACTTTCCAAATGGAGGGAACTTGAAGAGATGTGTAACCCAGGAGGATTGCGGTCTATGTATACGGGTTTTAAGGTTGATGAAGAAACTGGCGATTTTGTTCCCGCGTACGAGAATGTAGACTGCTGTTTCGAACAACCGTGGAAAAATGAAGGTGACTGTGTTGATGGGCAACAAAAACAGATTCGAGGTATTCTTAACGAGGATCTATGTGACGTTGAACCAGAGAAGGAACAAATGGTAGACTGTTGCTCATACGGAGAATGGGAAAACGATGGTGAATGTGTTGATGGGGTACAAAAGCAGAACAGACAGATATTTAATCCGGACTTATGTGTCGATACTACGTCTACCCGAGAAATAGACTGCTGTTCATACGGTGAATGGGAATTTGATGGTGAATGTGTCGATGGAAACCAGAACTACACCAGAACTATCATTAACAGCGAACTATGTGAGGATACGAGCCTCATGAAAACTGAGAAATGTTGTTTACCTTTGGAATGGGCCAACGTGGGTGAGTGTAAGGTGACTGGTATGCAGACGCAGCAACGTGCACACTTAAACAGGGATTTGTGTACCGGAGACGATTATGAAGATGTTCGAGAAGTGCCTTGTTGTTACAGAGACGATTGGTCAAATGATGGAACGTGTGATTTCTCTCAAGGTAAACTCAAACAGAAAAGAACTATAAAGAACGCGGCTATATGTCAGCAAGAGGATGCGGGTGCTGCGACGACACAAACAATCGATTGTTGTTACATAGGACCGTGGGAAAATGACGGCCCCGGTGATGAAGAATCAGGTGTGCAGAAACAGGGGCGTACTTTGAAAAATGAGGAAACGTGTCCTTTTGATACGAAACCTACACGCGAAGTTCCTGGATGTAAGAGGGGGCCGTGGCTCCCAGATCCAACGTTCAATAACGGTGTATGTAATCCGAACGGACAAATTCGAGTGAAGCGTGATATAGAACTTTTTGATACGTGTAGAAATGATGATGTAGATGATCCTGAAAATGCTACTAAAAAGATGGATAATTGTTGTTATAAAGGAAAGTGGACACCAAGCGGGGAATGTGTCGACGGAAAACAAAAACTTGTTCGAACCATTTTAAATATAGACACATGTATTGATGATGACGGTGATGTGGATGGTATAATTACGGAGAAGAATGTTGATTGTTGCGGATTTACGTCAAATTGGGAAGCTGATAAAAGTATACAGACAGCGGATGAAACCCAAAATTACTGTAAACCCGAAGGTATGCGAACCGAAAAACGTACACTGTTGAATAGGAATTTGTGCGATGGTGAAGGTAAGGCGTTTCTTCTTACTCAACCCACGTCAAGAGAAGTTGATTGTTGTTATGTTTCGGATTTTGAAGAAGTTACCGAAGAAGGTGAGAAAGAATACGGTGTAGATAAAATGCCTTATCTTAAATATATCTTGAAACATGGTGTGGAGAACGGGAAATTCACTCAAGAAAAATTGGATAACTTTAAAGAAGAAAACATCAAGAAGTGTGGCCCTGGTGGTGAAGTGAAGTTCGGGAGAACTGTGTATAATCCTGAAATATGTAAAGCTGAAGTGGTGGATGAAATACGAGAAAACGACGATAATGATTTCGCTGACACGTATACAGAGCCATGTTGTTTTATTGAACCAGATTGGGTTCCTATAAGCGGTGGAAAGTGTAATAGATGGCCGGTTAAGAAATGGAACCCGAACCCTAAAGCGTATTATGACCACAGTCGGGCAAAACACCAAGATCTTTGCTATGATGATGCCTGGATGTTTTGGAAGACTTTTACTACAAACGAGAACGGCCCCGACCCACCTGATAAAGTCTCAATGCAGCGCCTCGGAACCCGTGAAGAACGTAGAACCGACCGTGACAGTACTAGCGATGGAACCAAATTTTTGTCGCAAATTTCTCAAACCGGCGAGGTTATTCGGCAATACCAATACATCTGGAGTAAAGAATGTTTTGAGGATGGTACTATGACTGATTCCGATTATAATTGGAAAGATTTTACCGATCATAAGAGGATATATCAAATACGTCGATGAAATCCAGATTAAAGAATAAAAAGTAATAATATAAAATGAGTTTTTTTTTCTAACCACAATACAAGACACCGATGCTGGTATTTTTCCTCATCATCGGTGGATTGATATACCTTGCTACCGTGTATATCAAACAGAAACATGGTACGTTTGATGCTTTCATCGATGAAGCTAAAAAGCAATTATCAGGCGACGAGGATGAAGACGAAGAATCCGGTTTCATGGAAGACCAAGATTTTCCGCCCGACTCAACAAATCGTATAGCTCCCAGCCCAGAGGAACCTGACACTGAGACAGTTCCACCGCCTACGCAAGAACAACTTTCTAAATGGAGAGAGCTTGAAGAGATGTGTAAACCGACGGGTATTCGATCCATGTATACGGGTTTTAAGGTTGATGAAGAAACTGGTGATTTTGTTCCGGAATATGATAATATCGATTGTTGTTTCGAACAACCGTGGAAAAACGAAGGTGACTGTGTTGATGGGCAACAAAAACAGATTCGAGGTATTCTTAACGAGGATCTATGTGACGTTGAACCGGAGAAGGAACAAATGGTAGACTGTTGTTCATACGGAGAATGGGAAAACGATGGTGAATGTGTTGATGGGGTACAAAAGCAGAACAGACAGATATTTAATCCGGACTTATGTGTCGATACCACAACTACTCGTGAAATTGATTGCTGTTCATACGGTGAATGGGAATTTGATGGTGAATGTGTTGATGGAAACCAGAACTACACCAGAACTATCATTAACAGCGAACTATGCGAAGATAAGAGCCTTATGAAAACTGAGAAATGTTGTTTACCTTTAGAATGGGCTAATGATGGTTTTTGTAAACCCACTGGTATGCAGATGCAGCAACGTGCACACTTAAACAGGGATTTATGTACCGAAGACGATTATGAAGATGTTCGGGAAGTGCCTTGCTGTTACAGAGACGATTGGAAAGATGATGGACTCTGTAATTTCTCGGAAGGTAAACTCCAGCAGAGAAGGACTATAGAGAACGCGAATATATGTCGCGAAGAGGGTGATGCTGCAACGACACAAACAATCGATTGTTGTTACATAGGACCGTGGGAAAACGACGGCCCCGGTGATGAAGAATCAGGTGTACAGAAACAGGGACGTACTTTGAAAAATGAGGAAACGTGTCCCTTGGGTACAGAAGCTACACGTGAAGTTCCGGGATGTAAGAGGGCGCCGTGGTCCGCAGATCCTAATTGGAATTATGGACGCGGGTGCAATTCTGAGGGAGAAATTGGAATGCAACGTTCAATTACACTGATGGATAAGTGTGAAAATCCCGATCCCACATCAGAAGAAAACCTGACATCTAAGATAGATAATTGTTGTTTTAAGGAAGACTGGTTACTGGAGGGGGAATGTGTCGACGGAAAACAAAAATTAACAAGAAATATCGTTAATAAAGAATCGTGTGATGATAACGATGGTGACGTTGATGGTATAATTACTGAAAAGATAGTCGATTGTTGTGGATTTTCGGATTGGGAAGTTGATAAAAATGCATATGGGGTTGACGAAACCCAGAATTACTGTACACCTAGAGGTAAACGAACTGAAACTCGTGAACTATTTAATAGGAACTTATGTGATCGGGATGGTAAATCGTTTCTTTTAACTCAACCCACGTCACAAGAAATCGATTGTTGTTATATCGCCTCGCCTGAGATTCTCGACGATGATGCGAGCTATGCTATAGATTATATGACTTATATGAATTTTTGGAAAAAGTATATGGACGGGGATAATGTTGATTCTACAATCACGACGGAAGATTGGGATAAGCACAAAGAAGAAAATATTACACCGTGTACACCCAGTGGCGAACTAAGAATGAAGAGAATTGTGGCCAATCCTGAACTGTGTAAAGCTGAGGCGGCGGCTGGAACTCGAGAAGATGATCCTCATTCTTTTAAATCAGAATATGGTGAAAAATGTTGTTCTTTACACGCAGGAGAAGAACCGAAAAACGGGACCTACTGTGATTGGGGCGATTCTTTCACGGGGGTGAGTTCGAATGGAATTGGTCTAATTGATATGAAACTCGAATCAAAAAATGACGACGTGTGTATGCAAGACGTGGGTGTGATGGTGAAATTTCAAACAGGTAAATTTGAGTATAAATCCTCTCGACGCGCACAAGCCGACCGATATGTGGCATGGACGGCGGCAATAAATGATGGAACGGCATATTGGTCCGATGGATATTGGGGTAAATCGCGTGATGATGACTCAATCTCCGTTAAACGTACGTGTTATTCAAATGGTACAATAGAAGGTAGCGATATAAATTGGGGTAAATATGTTGATCCGGATCCTGAAGTTTCTACTAATGGGAAGTGTGGGGCGGATGCCGGTGGCAGAAGAAAACCAAAGAGGTGTCCGAACGACCAATGCTGTTCAGAGTACGACTGGTGTGGTGGTAAAATAGGTACCAAATCTGACTTCTGTTCCGCTCAAATAGGTGGAAAAGGTTGGGGCGGGGGGAAATATAAAGGTCATTACGATGGTATACATTATAATATGCCAAAAGATACAGATTGGAGTATAACTAAATAATCCGGATTAAAGAATAAAAAGTAATAATATAAAATGAGCGTTCTCACACCTCTTCGTGTACACGCTTTTTCAGTTCCTAACAATAATGACTATGATAAGTTGAAAACGCGACTTAAGAAATCAACCTTCGGGTACGGTTCCGCGATTTCACTTTCATATTTCATCACACAAGGTGCCGAAAAAGGAGTCTCTTCCACCATAGGATCTGTGGCATCGTATGTATACATGGATTTGTTGTCACAACACGTAGATAGTATCGAAAAATCATCGGTTCAGAAACAGATATTCGTACCTATATCTACGGCTATTTTTGAAACGATGTGGAATAATGCCCCGTTCGCGTTTGATTTCGATTACGGGGCTACATTTGTTGGGTTTTTGGCATATAAGTTTGGGCTTATATCCGTGTTATACGATACGGTAAAAGAGATGATGTTGGAAGATGCTAGTAAAATTTATACAAAGTTACCGGTAAAGAGTGACAACGACGACGATTCAACCGATCAACATGGGGAAATTAATGTGCATTCTTAGTTTATAGATAATTAAAATGTGAATTCTATACATCTACTTCATTTAGACTCGCGACTCCCTCTTGAACATGTTTAGCACTTTCCAGCAGCTACGTACTCGTCGATCTTAGAACAGATAGATTTGCCAAAGCCCTTAAGGTTCTTGACATCCTTACCACACGTGACAACGCTGTGCAACTTAAGAAGCTTATCGGCTGCGTTCTCATAGGCGGAAGCCTTGAACTCGTTATTCGCGGAGTTGCTGAGCTTAAGAAAGCACTTGGCGAGCTTCTCGTTGTTCTTATGGGTACACTTGAGATACGTGTCAATCAGTTGAGCACACTTCTTACCGACACCGAAAACCTTGTGAGGTCCGTCGGCTAGGGCGGCGCCATTGGTCACGCGATACGTGAGATCGTGGACACCATCGGCGGCGCGCTCGTAAATGAGAGCCTTGTGGCGGTTGGGTTCGTTATCTGCGTACTCGATGAGCATATCGTAGATGTCCTTGTTTGGAGATTGGAACTTCTCCTCATCATCGGAAACGAGTGACTCGTCGTCAGATTCGTATTCCTCGTCGTCGGAGACGTAGTAATCTGGATCTTGGTTCTCGATGAACTCATTGATCTTAGAAACAATACCCTTACCGATACCCTTCACGTCAAGGAGATCTTCACCACCGAGAACCTCGTGGGGTAGATCAGCGACAACATCCGCGGCGCGGCGGTAGGCGGCACTCTTGTAGTGATTCGCCTCGTTCACGCTGAGAAGATCGAGATAGTTCGCGAGATCAACGTTGTTCTCGTTAACAACCTCGACAGTCTTATCCGTGACACGTGCAGTTGAATCGTAGAGAGAATTCAGTTCCTTGAGTGCAGCGACCTTCTCGTTATGTGCGTCAATGAACATAGTCTTGAGTTGGTCAATCTTGAGTCGAGACTCGTCGTTGAGCTTCTCGAGCTTGAGAATGTAGTCGGCGATGGAAGAAGACTTCATGGTGGAAGAGGAAGGCATGGTTGTATAAAAAATACAATCACGGTGATCGACTTAGGTTCACTTTTTGATTTTACGGTGTTAAAGAAAAAATGCGCGAAAAGTGTAGAATGTTGACAATCGCTCAGCCCATAACCAAACAATTCCCAAATGTTACACTTCCGAAGAGAAAGACTAGTATTCGACGCCCGATTCGTTCGAAGCCTGTTCAAGCCGCTCTACCTGATCCAGATCTCGCAAATTACGCCGTCTTTCAACTGGCATCGTGGGTATTACCCATGACGATCGCTGGTCGCCTTTTGAAGATGGAATACCCTGAGATCGCCGTGGGTCTCGTTATTTTGGGTGCGACAAAGACCGTGTTATCCGCGGGTGGTATTATTCATTTCTAAAGATAATATCTGTCCATAGTAAAATGTTTACACTAAAGCCTACTATCGTACGACCAAATGTCCGTGTCCAAGCCAAGAAGAATGATTTTGTAGAACCAGCTGAAGCTCCAGGTGAGGGGAGGCGTCGCCCACCAAACGAGGAAGAAAACAAGGCGGAAATGCACCCCCTAAAGAAGTTCATCATGGAAAAATTTAAGATTGTAGAGATTGATTATGAGAAATTTAACAAGGATAACAAGTGGGCCATTCGTCCGGATAAGGATAAGAAGTGATCACTTGGATCGAGCGGATTTAAGTTTATCACTTCGTTGTTTTGAACTTGTGGGTGTGGGTGTTTTTGTTCTTTGCTTCTTTATGGGTGTTCTACCTGTTTTTGGGCCTGATTTTTTCACGTTTTTCACGTTTAGTTTCCTTAACCTTGCTAACAAATCGTTCGTTGGTTGATACGGTCCGGACCTAGAATTCAAGGGTATCTGGTTCACCAGCGTTCTATAAACCCTCGCTCTCGGTGAATTGACACGTATTTGTCTGTTCACGGTGTTGCTTCTTGTGGGTGCCTTATATAAGAAACCTATCACCATATCACGAGATACACTTCCCAGATTTTTGTTATTTTGATACGCGACTTCATGGGGTGTATCGTGGGGTGTGAAGAATACGAGTTTTCCTTTCTTGGGAATTATCTTTTTCGGTAAGGTGTTATTAGCACCTTTAAGAAGTAAAATTCCGCGATCGTTTATAGGCGCATTGCGTCCATTCCTCTTAGGAGTTTCTACAAAGTATATGAATTGTATGTAACCTTCTCCCAAAGATTGTGATGTTGAATAATCCGTGTGAAACCTCTGACGTTCACTGTAACTTTGAGCGTTGATATCATCTACTCTCCGTAAGTAAAGTCTGTAATTTTTTACATCTTGTTTAAATCTATCTGGTAAGTAACTAGTTAACACGCGGTATAAATTTTTTGATAGACCCTTGACATTCTGATTCGTGTTTGTGGATAAAATGTTAATTTCAGCCGCACCCCGCCTCATGGTACGTATCCTATCTGTGATACCCGTCGCTACGAGTTCGTCTATCTTGGATACCTGAAACTCGCGTATCATTTATTATACACTGAGAGTATTTCTGAGACGGCTGGGTGACGCATCACATCGTCGTTATCCATCTCTACATGACTCACGTAATCATACTCAAGTCCGTTTATTTTATTGATGATGTCCATGAGACCGTTTTCTTGTCCGAGATCACTCTGAGACGTGTCACCTGTGACCACGAGCTTTGTATTTTCTCCTACACGCGTGAGTAGCATCTTCATTTGGTTAGGGGTACTATTCTGCATTTCGTCGGCTATGATAAATGAATTGGTAAACGTTCTTCCTCTCATAAAGCCTAGCGGTTCTATGTAGGTGCGCGCGTTAATTTGGTTATGTGTGAGGTAATTTTCCATGATTTCCATCATGGGTTTAGCCCATGGTTCCATTTTACGTTCCATTTCACCGGGTAAATATCCCATATCTTCATCTGCGGCGACGATTGGTCTCGTGAATATGATTTTACCCACCTGCCGAGATCGAATCATTCTAACAGCTTCTTGACATACGAGTAAAGTTTTCCCGGAACCAGCCGGTCCGGTTGCGATTAATATAGGTTTATTTGCTTGAATGTGACGAACATAGACGCATTGTCCATGAGTTTTTGGAAACTGCATATATAATACTTAAGGTTTTAATCCTTATATACAATAAGAAATATGGAATTTCATTTTGTTGGTATAAAAAATGGGGGTTTAGCTACAATTTTAGACAGTAACTCTAATCCAAGATTTATATGTTTTAAAGAAAGGGGTATAGCGAAAACGTACACTACATATCTTTGCGAACATAAATCTCGTTTTGGTATGTGGCCGACAGTAAATTTATCTACACCTCGTGTAGAGTTACACGTTCGTGATACTAAAGAAACGATGTCGTCAGACGATTACATGGATCTTTTGGAGATCAAGGAAAAGGCGTTAACCGATATAGATAAATTGTCTATCATGACTGGAATTTCGTATTTCTATTGTCATACGTTTGGGTACGAAGATCTCATGTCTATATCTCTGAGTGGTCAGGATATGGATGGTGAAGCCGACGATTTCATGTACAGAGAGCATTTAGATTACAGTTTAAAGAATACGTAAATTATATTACAAAATGGCACACTTCGTAAGAAGTTTTGATTGTAACAATGAGGACCACGTTTTATGGCTGAAGGAAGTGGGACAAACAATGGCTAAAACCATTGGTGGTGAAAAAATTGATATTATACAAGTTGTAAAAAATAACCCACTTCCCGGAAAGCCTAGTATTGACAACCCAATGGATTGGGCGTATGTACACTTTCAATTATGTATGAAATATACAAATGCTGTATTGAGTAACGATGCTTTTATTCCAAAGAAGTAAACTCTTGTAGGGTAAAATCTTTTGGTTCCGAGTTTTCGTCCATGCGTACTAATAGTATTTTTCCGTAGACTTCTTCCCCATGAAACGGTGGTGGAAGTATGTTTTCGTTTAATTTTTTAGCTTGTACACTTTTTAATATAACAACATCTATATCAGGCCATTGACCTATGAATGTAGCTCGTCCAGATAGGATTTTATATATTTCGTTTTTTACAGGGTCTATATCTAGGTTTATTTCTTCCAGTTTACCCCCTTCTTCATGTATCAATACAGCGATCGTCATTTATGTAGATCTATAAAAAAAAGTTGGTATTAATATATGAAACACACGTTACGTTTATTTATCGCTATAGTTATAGTTATAATACTAGCCACCAAGTTTGATCTGTACTCTCCAGAGTTCTTAACTCGCCGCGACTTTCTGTCTACCGACTGGGGTTCTCGTAAGGAAGAGAAGCAACAGCGTGGCGCGCAGTCCGGGCATGTGAAGCCTGACATTTTTAACACATGCTCACCTGAATCTTTTGGTGATTGCGCCAAAGTTGCTATGCCGCACCTAAGTCGATATTAATTTAATAAAATAATATACAAATGGAACTTCGGAAGTATGTTATTTCACAATACGCTGAACTTCTTAGTTTGGAGGAAGACGATACCATTCCACGAAACCTAGAAATTGGGACAAATAATTGGGCTATAAATAAGAGTTTGAAGATGAGACAGGTACCGGCTTTTGATAACAGGAAACATGCAGAAAGATATAAACAAAAATTTCTGGAGTTGAAAAAATGTTTACAATTTTCTCCCGATCTGAAGAAGAAACTTTTAAACAAAGAATTGAAGACATCTATGATATTTGACATGCAACCGAATCACATGTGGCCCGGGGGCCCCTATGACAAAAGACTTCAAGCGTCTATCGAAAGAGCTATGAAAAAGGAAGTTAGCATCGTCAATGAAAAGGACTACAAAGGTTTATTTAAGTGTGCTAAATGTAGAGAGTATAAGACCACCTACTATGAAATGCAAACGCGAAGCGCTGATGAACCTATGACCGTGTTCGTGACGTGTCATATCTGTGACATTACATGGAAATCTTGATGGAGTATACACTATCTGTTAAATCTGTATCCATGTCTCCGACTGAAAGTATATAATTATAATTGGAGTTGCGCTTGAATTTCCCCTTATTTTCTGGTGGTGTGAAAACGAGTACATCGTATTGAAGGTTTATTTCTTTGAGTTGTCGTTCTGTCCATTCTATATTTTCTTGAAATCCCGGTCTGGCTGTGATGATGACGATTTTATACCCCTTTTCTTTTACGGATTTGTAGATATTATATACAGGTTCGATCACTTTTTTATCCCTGGATGAAATGAGTGTATCGTCTATATCAAACATAACCGCGTCATTCTCATTGACAGTTCTGTTGATATCCATTTATATACTTTAAGATTTTAGGTGAGGAATCTGTATGAATTTAGGGTGTTGTCTCTATATTCCTTATATATCGTTAGTTTACGTCACAATTTTATATGTTTTAAAGATGATGGAAGTGTGTACGTTTATCAATGAATATGGACACTATTATGAGGGTTTAAGAAAAGCGTTGTGATTACGCTATGGAGGGACAAATCGTAGACATAGAATATGACGATGAAACACAGGAGATGGTTCAGATAGTCGAAGATGTCGACGATTGTTATGTTATACGAACACTCGAACACGTTAACTACAATCAGTATAAGTTTTCCTCATTTTGTATAGAAGTTCCAAAGGAGTGTATATGTGTGTTTTATGATACCACATGTCTGGAAGATACGGGGAAATATAACAAAGTGGGTGAAAATATATACGAAGCTCTAGATGAATCTGATTATGATTATGATTTTGACACGGACGAGGAGGGATCCGACTCTTCAGACGACAGTGGATCCGAAGTTTCCTTAGATGATGATTATTAATAAAATATTTGTGTAAAATATATGAGGTTAAGAGTCACTCCTTCATTAAAACTATCTATAGTACTCTTCATACTACTCGTTTTATTACTCTACAGTTTTGTTCGCGTCGAAACATTTGCGATGGGTGACGCGTGTAAAGATTATTTCGGAGCCGGAAAGTGTAGTATAAATCCTAAATATTATAGCGATATGAAATACGGTACAGATACGGTAACAGAGTGGCGGGAATATTGTAAGGACTTTGGTGATGTCGAGAGAAAATGTCTCCAGTCTCATGAAGTATCTACAGGTGATTTTTATGATGAAATTAAAGGATATATAATTCAGGGTGAAAAGGTAACAAAGGACGATTTATGTATTTTTCAAAAAGGTGGTGACGAGGGGTTGGTAAGACCACCAACTGCGCCAGATTATGGACAATGGGATAAACCCCTTGGCACTATCGGTATATAAAAATATCATGGTATAATAAATGAAGATTCTCAGTAACGATATAATGTATCCCGCGGCGGTTATGGTATTCGTATTATTCATGTTGATGAAATATACGACCCCCGATAAGAAGAAAGAAAAATATATGATGGCAGGATGTGGCTGCGGTCGTTAATAAACATACTTAAAAGTGATACACGTTTGAAACGTAAGATGGCACCATATACACCGCCAAATACACATTACAGTCAGTTCGATGCATCAGCCTATTCAGAGGATGATATTTTCAAGTTTATCGGTAAAGGTGGTAAGAAATTTTATTGGTTGACGAAGTATTTGGATTTATCGTATCTTTGGTATGACAAGAAGCGTAAAGTTATAGAAATATGGGGACCTTTTGAATCTCTTCAGAATTTTCAGGCGCACCATATCATAGAATGTGAACTAGACCTAAGTTGTAATAAAGAATAAATATACTATATAAGTAATGTATAGGCGCCCTGCCCCGCGTCAAAAAATACACACCGCATCTTTAGTACGTCCTACTAAAGATGATGTACGTCGCATATTAAAAATCATACCCCGAGAAGAGCGAGAAGAACCCTCAAAAGTTTTCTCGGTTCAGAATTCTGAACTGTATCTAAAACTCATAAAAAGAAATTATGAATATTACGGACTCGAGTTTAAAAAACCTGAAGTAGTGGAACTCGTATACCTACATCCACCTGTTAAGGTGGTAGAACGGCATTTTGAATATCCTGATAATGTCGTGGTTAAATTAAACGTGTTGAAATCTGGTAAGGTGCGTATTAAACTTTTCAGTCATGTTGCGCAATTGTGGGAAAAGTACAACTCTAAAAGTAAAATACCTCCACATAAAATGTTGATTTCGGCCTATAAAAGTATGGGATATTCGGAAGCGTTCATTAATAAGATGAATAAATCTTTTGAACGTAAAAAGGTGTTAAAAATAAAATATGAAAAAATGATTGAAAATATATTTGAAAGACCTTCAACCAAAAAGAAGGCTCCTGCCAAGAAAAAGAAGAAAGAGGAAGAACCGGAAGAGAAGCCTGTTGAAATTGTGGAAGAAGAGCCTGATGAGGAAGAAGATGATGATGCACCTGAAGAGGATGAGGCTATAGAAGTTGACAACGATGATGACGAAGACGTGGATGAAAATGCCGATGATGTAGAACCCCCCGATTTGGATTAATATGACATCACCATCAAGAGCGGTGGTAAATGCGTGCTTCACACGGAGGAAGGGTCGCACGCGCACGAAGAGGGTGAGGACTTTTTGTTCGACCACTCGAGGTACCACGAACTCGTCAAGGAGGGGCTCGGTACACGGGTCGTGTTGATTTTGGATATCAACCGCCGATAACTTCCTCCGAATAAAAATGTGATACACTAGTAGATGTTAACGAATAACAAATTTTATTCATTCATCAGCCTTTATGCACTGTCATTCTATTTATTACCTAAACAGGATAAACTGTTTTTTTTATACACGGTCAAAAACATCGATTATCTAATTTGGCTTTCCAAACTAAATTTTCAGTTGTTCGTACCAGGTATTTATGCAAAATACCAATTCGGAGCTCTAGGGTTTTTAATATTTTACCCCTTTTTAGCACTATTTGATAGAAACTGGAAAGAGAAATACGGACTGACTGGTGAGTTGTATGAATTTCCATTTATACTAGAACGTGATCGTGCTAATAATTACCAGGTTTGTAAAAATGTGCAAAGTAAATATTATTGGTACACCACCTTTACAAAACACGACATATCGACACCAAAAGTTTATTATTATAATGATAAACTTATCAACGAGTTCGCCAATGAAAAAATGACATATATAAAAAAACCAGAATACGGTGGTGAAGGTGCTGGTATAGAAAAGATTTCATTAGAAGAATATAGAAATACCGAATATGACCATAGTGTCATCCTCCAGGAATATCTAAAAGACTGTCATTCGAAGTCGGCTCGCGGCGTGCGCGTGTTTACCTATTGTGAAAATAAAAAGGCGAGAAATTATTACATATGGTTTGACACACAAACAACTGACGATTTTAGAACACAAGCTCATCATAAAACTATGCGAGTGTTTTGTGATTTGGAACGATGTGAAGAATTGACAGTGAAAGAAAATGATTTCATCGGTGATTTAACACCAAAACTTCGTAAGCTTCACGAAGAAGAGTTTCACATTATTCCCATCATGTCTTGGGATATGATATTAACATGTGACGATGCATACGTGTTTGAAGGGAACATGTGCCCAACCAAAACTAAAAGTAAAGATGAAGAGTTATTACATAAATTTAAAGGCGATTTATCGAAACAACTTTAAAATGTTGCCGATGATGTAGAACCCCCCGATTTGGATTAATAATGTTTAAAAGATTTTCCACTTGAAATCCTTATAGGGTAATTTCAACTAGAATGTTTTAATAAAAAAAATAATTTATTTTATCTTCGATTATTGTTTGAGTTTGAATTTGAATTTGAATTTGAATTTGAATTTGAATTAGAATTAGAATTAGAACTGGAATTTGCCTTACGAACGGATTCAACACTTCGTCGCGAAGCTCCTTTATTTACAGCCTTGTTTTCGGCTCTAGCCATTAATGCCACGAGTTGTTTATGAGTTTTTGCTGTCTTTGGATTGTACTTGTTAAGATATTGCCCATTACTTCCTCGAAATGGTGTCGCACCCTTCGTTTTCATGGGTGTAACGGCTGATATTTTACGTAATTGTTTAGAAGCTTTTCTTCGTGCGTCGGGCATGGATTTGTATTTATTCTCTAAAAGTTTATTATTCGCGTAACTTGCCTTTCTCCATCTAACGGCTGACTTAACTCGGTTATTACTTGTTACCTTGGCCGTTTTGGCTTTTGCTTGTTTACGAATTTTTTGATTTCGTACCATTTCTTCGATCAGATTAGATCTTGTTGGTTTAGGAGGGCTTTTATTCGTTTTTTGTGCTCTGATTGCATTCATACGTCTCTGTTGCTCTACCAGTTTTCGCTTTTCAGCTAAAAATGTCGCGGCTTGTCGCTGTATCGTATTTTTCTTTGGGGTCGCAATGTAGGCGTTCATCTCAGCCTCGAACGCCTTCTTCCCCCTGTTCAAATTACGATCGCGTCGTTCTTTTGCTATCTGTTCTTGAGTTTTCTTTCGCTTTTGTGGTATTACACCCATTCTATTATTTTTATTGTTCGCGTTCATTGGTTTTACACCACCACTATTGGAGGATTCCTTTGCACTATTTTTATTTATTTTTCGTTTTTTTGTCACATTGACGGCGTTGCTATTGGAATTTTTTGTCAAATTGATGGCGTTGCTATTGGAATTTTTTGCGCTATTCTTATTATTTATAGGTCTCTTTGTACCCTGTTTTTGTAGGGATTTAGATTGTTGGCTGTTGGCGTTACTATTATAATTACTGCCACTACCGGCAACGTTTTCGCTCGCGGCGGCTGTTTGAGTTACGCTCTCTGCAGGCGTAGGATTTGTGTTTCTTATAACATCCTCAAACCCGAATAATTTAAGGTTTGTATCTTTAGACATTATAAACATCATTCTGGTTTTTTTATTAGTTACTCTACCCATAAATAAATACATATTTCCTAACATAGCATCACCCGTTGTGAGGGCAAATTTACGTTTTGTTCCAGGGTACCTCCGCCCGTCACGAACGGAGGGGGGGCCTTCTGTGTCATTTATAGATAAAGCTGTTAGACATTGCATAAAATCGCCAAAAAATTTTCCTAATTTTATGGTGGAGCGACTATCAGTAGCCATTTTTTTAGTTATACCCGCCGGAATGCGAATTTTACAACTCGGTTCACCTTTGGCGTTATATTTCTTTTTTTGTTCGTTATTACTGATAAGAATTCCGTATCCAAATTGTCGTTTTTCTATTTTGGTGGGCTTGATATTTCCGGCCTCCGCGCGTCTCGCGTTATTAAATTCCCCTTTAAGATTTGTAGAGTAATAATATTCAAGTTTTGTTGTACCGTATGCGTGTTTTATAATAAACGTGGGTTTGGAAGTATTAAATAATATTCCACCTGTGCGTGGTAACAATGCCGTGCCGTTTCGACGCTTATTTTTCCCGTCAACCATAAGTTTATGAGCAATCCCTTTGGGACCTAATATGAGCATACTCGAACCCGGATCCGTAAGATTTGGTATTGTAAATAATGGGTTTATAGAACTAGAAACTTTCGTCGTTGTTGTACCGTTAGGTGTACGTATTTTATTTTTTGCTTCGATGACACGTGTACCAGTTGCGGATCCATCTTCTTGGTCTAACAGTAAATATAAAATAGTTCCCACTTGCAGAAAACTGGGATGTTTAGAGTTCATTAGGGTACGTGCATTAGAATTTTTGCCATGTAGCGATTCAAATGATTCTTTTATAGCTTTTTCACCACCCTTCCCACCTTTTCCTTTCGGCATCGTATCTTCCATTTTTGTTTTAAATTTTGTTTGTATAGGTGTTATAGATTGACCAAAAAAATACGAAACGGGTGAACGTCGACTCACATTTTTTCCATCTATTTTTAGAGTAATTCGTTCTTGACAAAATTCTTCGAAACTCATATCATTAGGAATGGTTTCATCGTGTTGCATATCTAACATCATGAGGTATGCAAAATCTGATGTATTTTCTTGACCTTTTCCACCCAGGGTCAAGTCGAATGTATTGGTAATTTGATCTGGGCCTAAACGTTTGGTTATTTTACCCCCTTCTGGAATCTTGAATAGATCTATATGGTTTTTTATTATATCCACAGCCTCGCTTGGTGTTTTCTCTCCAAATAAGGTTGTCACATGAGTTTGTGTAGACACTTCATCATAAAGACTTGTAATAAAATGAGCTAAATCTTGTGCCTCTTTAGAATATGACCCGAGGTATTTCTTTACAGTATATTGAACCAGTACAGCTAATTCCGGCATCAGTTTTGCAAATGTTTTAGATAATTTCCCCGTCTTAATAACACTATTTAATTTTGATTGATTGTACGGTTTAGATCCTTCATAATTACACGACCTGGAATTATATCTGGAATTGACACTCATCGTTATTATTAAAAAATATTTTAATATGAAAACGACCTATGTGGGTTTGAATGGTAATAATAAACAACGAATATAAAGAACTTGATCGTTGATAACCTAATGGCGTACATAGCCTGGGATACCGAGACGACGGGTCTCCCCGTGGGATACCCTGTGGCATCCCCAAAGAATGTCCATTCATTTGACATGAGCCGCATGCTATCGATCGCATATGTCAAATACGATGCTGAAGGAAACGAAGTCGAATCCGACCATATGATCGTGTACCCTGATAATTTTATCGTTGACGCGGTACACATTCATGGAATCACTCCGGAACACGCGAAGGAACACGGTTTACCTTTTGAAGAGGTGTATAACCGATTTGTTGAGTCAATCAAGGGTTACGATACTTTGGTCGCGCATAACTCGAAGTTCGATGAGAGTATTCTCATGTCAGAGTGTTACCGCCGGGGGTTCAGTGTTGAACCGTTTAAGAAGGTTAATTTCGTGTGCACACTTCGAATGACTCTTAAGACGTTTCTCAAACCACGGAAACTGATTTACCTGTACGCGGATTTGACTGGTAAAGAGTTTGAAAATGCTCATAACGCACTCGCCGATTCACGTGCGTGTGGTGAAGTTTATCATATCCTTCACAATTACAAACGCGTCTTGAAACCTCTCGGTATTAAGAAAATTAAACTGAAGGCATCCGATGTGGCGAGTATGATTGATAAAAATAGGTTTTGTAAACCTGACGAGATTGTCATGAACCTCTGGTGTAAGTACTCACCCGATACATTCGACGGTCAGACGAAGGAACAGATCGCTATAGAAGCGATTAACTCTTCGAATACAGCCTCTGAGCTTTTGGCCGATGCCCAAAAGTTTGTTTCAAAGGATAGTGGGGCGGTCGAACAAAAGTATCGAGCAGTCAGCAATCAGTTGATATCCAAGACGAGTCTCACGGATAAGGAAAAGACTGCCGCGAATGATTACATTCGCAAGACCTTGTATACGAACCACGGTACACGTCACGAGGATACGACGGCAAAATTGAACCCAGATTATATCACAGACGATACGTATTACACATACACTGTGTGTGTTATTGAGGGGACGGAGTATGAAATTGTGGGTAGGATTGATCGTCTCATCAAGAACGAAACGGGTGATCTCACGTTAGTTGAGATTAAGAACCGGGCAAAATGTCTTTTCAAGAACGTGCGAGAGTACGAAGAGATTCAGTGTCAGACGTACATGGAGATGCTGAACATCGAATCATGCCGATTGGTTGAGCAGTACAACAATGACACGTGTACACATTTACTCAAGCGTGATAAGGACGGGTGGCAAAAGGAAATTCTTCCTAAGCTTAAGAATTTCTGTGAACACTTTCATAGCCAGCTGTCTAAATAATATTTGCATGTAATAAGATGAAGTGCGCAGTTGATCGTAATATGTCAGATCCTATAGACATAACTCCATTAGGTTGCAAACCTGTCAGTTTTGATAAATGTGAATCGGGTTACATGGCAGCTAAAGAAGATGTAACTCTTCCAGGAGGAGAAAAGGCTCCTATGGATCAATGCTGTCAATGTAGACCGGGTGGTGAAACTTGTGGATATTGTAAAAATGAGGAGGCGTGCACGGAAGCTGAGAAAAAGCGATATGTCGCGAGTGAGGAAGAGAAGGAATGTTTCGATAGTGTTCCCGCTCCCACAGCCGCCGCGCTCTCACCGGGTGAGGATGTAGGACCTTCACCAGAACCTGAAAAGCAAAAAACTCCTAACCCTGGTACGTTAGGGTTTTGGAAACGCAACCTGTGGATACTTGTTATGTTATGGGTTATCGTAGTTGTTTCCTTGTATGGTTTGTGGAGTAGAATATCAATATATTCAGAGTGGAGACCCAGACTCGTCCAGATGGCTGGTGCTTTTACTATTGTTGATTTATTGACTATATTGATTATTAAATTTATTTAAAGCGAAAAAGGGAGAATATTGTACAATGAAGAAGGTCATCGTGGCGTTCCCGGGTAGAGAATATTCCGGTGATTTTTTGATGGTATGGTCAGAAACTCTTCTGGCTCTCACTAAAGAAGGGTATCAGATTGCTTTAGTGAACCAATATTCATCGTTCGTACCGTTCGCGAGAATGAAAACGCTCGGTCTCGATGTTTTACGTGGAAAAGATCAAAAACCATTCGATGGTAAACTGGATTACGATGTATGGCTAACAATCGATTCAGATGTTATTTTTACACCAAAACAGATTATGGAGATTATAGAAGACACGGATAAATATCCGGTCGTTTCGGGGATGTATCGCTTGGGTACAACCCAATATTCGCCAGTACAGGAATGGAACACTGAATATTTTAAGAAAAATGGTCATTTTGAATTTATGACGAAAGATAGTATAGATCCTAATAAGAAATATATATCGGTCGCATACAACGGTATGGGACTTTTCGCGTGTACGAAGGAAGTTCTCGAATCTTTGAAGTATCCATATTTCCATCATCCACCGATTGAATTGGATCTTGAAGATGGTAATTCCATCGCGGAGATGGTTTCGGAAGATGTCGCGTTTTGTCGTAACATAAAGGAAGCTGGATATGATATTACGGTTAATACGAATATCGTTGTTGGGCATGAGAAGAAACTTATCCTATAAAAAATTATATCTCAAAGTATTACCATACTTTCAAATATAAAAATATTTTTCTATTATAGATGTTACAGTATATTCTTTTAATCCTGGTCCTAGCTGCCGTATTTTATGTACATCAGCAGATGCAAAATCCCGCTAACAATTGTGAGGGGGAATGGACCTGGGCCGAGGAATGTACAGAAGATTGTAGTTCAGGAAAAAGTAAATTAGTAGGTACGTATAAAGTAACTAAAGCAGCTACAGGTTTTGGTAAATGTGATTTTAAGGATGGCGAAACAAAGGAAAAGCCGTGTCCAGTTGATATGTGTCCACCAGAAGATTGTATAGGGGATTGGGTAGATGATGAGATATGTATCGGAAGTTGCTCAAAGAGAAACGCCACGCGATTTTCACAGTATGTCATCGAAGAGCCTGCGAGATATGGTGGTGAAAAGTGTGACATAGAAGCCGGTAAAGTTAAGGAAGTTGAATGTCCGTATAACATGTGTCCTCCCGAAAAATGCGTTCACACGGTTGAATGGGAAGATTGTGAAGGGTACGATGTTAATAGTAAAAGGACCGGCGCCGTTAAAATAGTGCGAGAAGGTCAATTCGGTGGTGAGTGTGATTATACTGAAGGGCAGATAATGGAAGAACTTTGTCCACGATCTTTACGCCCCACAGAAATTGATGAAGATTGCGAAGGTGATTGGGTGTGGGATGAATCCTGTGCGGGTATGTGTAGTGACAATTCCGCTATACAATCGGCGACATATGTCGTAACTAAGGAACATTCGGGTAGTGGTGCGTATTGTCCATTTGAAGATGGCGAAATTAAAACACAACCTTGTCCAGAGGATAAGTGTCCCCCAGAAGATTGTAAACATGAATGGGTATGGAATGAAACTTGTGAAGGTGGGTCTACGTGTACAGATGGTATGACATTAACGGGTACGTACAAAAAATTAGGCGATCCTTTACAGGGTGGTGCCGCATGTGAATTTGATGATGGTGATACGAAGGAAATTGCGTGTCCCGAGAGTAAATGTCCTAGAGAAGATTGTGTGGGTGAATGGAATTTGAAAGATAGTGTCGATAACGAGTATGTCACGGG